GGATCGATATCCTTCAATAATCTTCGGATTGCTCCTTCTCTAATGTAATCAGTCATTATTTCACCAGGTATTTAATAGCTAATTCGACATCTTTTTCATAAATAGTGCGACGTTTCGCGAGTTTCGCAGCGTCGACTGACTTCTCTGTCAGCTCGTAAGTATAATCTTCGACCTGTTTCAGTATCCTGTCTCTCGCTTCCTTGCTCAAATAGCTGTCGGGAGCGATCTCATCCAACAGGTTTCTTATGCTTGATTTTGGAAAATTCATTCGATTCACCTCTTGATGTTAAGATTTCGGGGGCTTTTCGCCCCCGTCTTATTCGTTAATTATTGTATATTCACATATTTCGGAGAAAATAATGGTCCTTAGTGGACAATATTTCTTATATTTCCTATGTTATTTAAACTTATCCCATTTTTACTTCGTTATACCATTGTATAACGAACTAAATTCGGGTTTCCGCGATGATTTTGGGGTCGAAACCCCCTGTCTGGCTCGAAATTAGTGGACCAAATCGATGTGAATAGCTATTGCATTTCGATAAATTAGTGGACCCCGTCGATATGAAAGACGGGTTCACTTCGATAAAATTAGCGGATCCCACTAATTCTCGAAACCCGAAAACAAGTTCTGGGCCTCGAAAAATTCCCCCAAAAAATCCCCAAACGAAACACGCGCCGGGCTCGCACCCATCGCCACGACACGCCACGACACGATTACCCTTCGACCCATCAAAAAAAATAGGGTGGCCCCGCCAATACGAAGATCACGATCGAAGTAAAAAATAATTATAACAGCTTCGTTTTCCTCATAACATTATTATTAGCTGTTATTTACGTGTCGCAAAAAAAATATAATAAAAAAATTATAAGCATCTTAGAATAGGATGCTGCAAATGAAACCCAGGATCCAACACATGATGTTGAAGGCCACCAGGAATTGGATCATATCAATAAGTTCCTTGCCAGTTATAATACCACCTCCTCATCCTTTCTGCCATTATTGTCATAGTAGAACACACCTCCAATGTCAACATCATCATTAATCAATCCCTTTTCAAAGGATACTCGGCTGCTTGGTCTGAAGACATCACCATCACTCATCTCCCAATATGAAACACCTTCATATTGCTGGGAAATGAACTCGATCTTTCCAATTAAACCATAATACATCTCCTTCTCACTTTCATCAGGAGATTGGGAAGCAAGTCTCCTCAGGGTTTCTATTGAAAGCCTCATGCCTTTTTCTGCGAAGCCGATTCCATCTTCATCCACCACTACATGAATGATGTTGGAATCATCTTCAACTCTTTCAAGAACAACAACCTTAAAGGTATAATTCTTCTTCCCATCTTCCAATTTACCTCCAACATTTGTGATTTCCAAAAAGTTTCCATGGAAATCATTATATATATGTTGAAGAGCATCATTGTGAGGAAGCCAGAACTCATCACCTTTTTCATCTCGTCCAATGACCTGACGATTAGGTTTCTCTGGACTTCTGACCATATACATTCTCATGCAACCCAGAACGCTCATTAAATCTCTAACTAATGGAATTCTACCTTTTTTCTCATTTTCATAACTAACCATATTATCACCTTTTATTTTTGTTTTGGATTTTTAAGACTCACCATGTCTATCCGATAATCTCCCATACGATTTGTCCTCTGCATATTGAACAGTAATCACAACATTTGCAGTTGCAGTTGCATATATGAAGAGTTTCAATATCATATTCTTCAGGAAGATCTTCATATTCCTTTTCTATCATTTCAAATGATTCAATTGCTCTGAACCAATTAGCGTCCTCAACTTTTCTGTACAGCTTCTCATTGGAAGCATTGAGCACCAACCAGTAAGGCTTGTTGGACCAATCGAGATCATATCTTGCAGAGTAGATGTAGAATCTTCCATCAATGTCCTTATCAGACATTCCTTTATCCTTCATCTTTTTCACAATACCGTTCACAATCTCAAAGATTTCTTCAAGGGTTTCCTGATCAGGAACATCTCCTGTGTCACAGAATCTCATGCCGTTTCTATCATACATAATTTTCTTGTAGAAGAAATCAATCTTCTCCTGTGTTGTATGAGTAGCCCAGGCATTCATTCTCTTCATTACTCTGTCTCTTACATTCTTGTAAGTAGTTTCCATATGTTTGGCGTAACATACGTCAGGGCATTGACACAGTCCATATCTTTGACCTGAGCACATCCAAGCCAGTTCAAATGCCAGGTAGAACCATTTCTTTCCAAGCTTGGAATTCTGATCGTCTCCAATCAATGGGAATTTTCCATGTTCGTCAAAGTATCTTTTCTCATATGCGCTGACTCCGAACCAGTCATCACCGAGTTTGTAATCTTTTGGCACAAGAACCCATGTGACTTTCAAGTCAGCACTTGACTTCTTCTCACCTGCTGCATTATAGTAGATGATTGGATTGTTCTTGTCTCTGAACTCTCCATTCTCAACACATTCCATAAATGTCTTGTATTCTCTCTGGGTCAGCTTTGTCATCTTCCTGGTGGTTTCACTACTGATCCTGGTCGGACTTCCTCTGGTGAACAATCTCCTGTTGATGATGTTCTTATCAACATTTGACAGGTATGATGTTGTTTCTGATGTGATCATTCTAATCACATCATTCACAATACTATCCTGATTATGGATAGTCTTTAACTCATCATAATTACATTCACCTTTGATTGCCTTTACAAACAAGGCTTGTCCGCTTATTTCATACAACTTGCTTTTGCTGCTGTTGTTCTTACCATTCTTGTAGACCGGAACCATTGTATCTAAACATTCAATATCAATGTTGCACATCTCTTCAAGAGTGTATAATTTATCAGCAATTACATCTTCCATGATTAATTTTCTTGCAGTTCTTTTTACCATAATATCATCTCCATTTTTTATTTAGTATTCATTAAATTCGTAGTATAATCCTTCGTATATGTCTTCAGGGTAATCTTTCTCAGCCATTTTCATGAAATATTTACATATTTTCTTATTGTACTCCTCATCTTCCTGCATTCTCTTCAAATGCTTTTTAAACTTCTCTAAATCTTCTCCACCTTTGTAGAACAACACAGCATCATTTAGATACATGAACACTCCTTGTTGTTTAAAGTAGATTTGCGGTTCTTTACTGAACTTGATTTTTCCATCTATTATCTTATAATCACACTCTATTCCAATAGTGTAATTACTTCCTAAAAATTCATTATGCAATTCGTTTATTAAATATCCTTGTTTCATTTTCATTGTATCATCCTCTATTAATTCAAATTCAACTCTCCAGATTAATGTATCTAATGATACATCACCATTTAGGTTTTTAAAATATTTTAAATAATCTTCTTTATCATTAAAACCTTCCTTTCTTCCTTCCTCATCAGTTAATTCTGATAAAGGTTCAAGGTGACAATCCTTGATCAGGATTTCGCCATATACTTCAGGAGTACGATCTATTTTAATCTTGTGACGTTTTCCAGGAATTGCTGGTCTGCGTCCGGTTCTATTCATTCTCCTGGTTACTGTCTTATTTCCATTGATTATCTGATTCTTAGTGTATTCATCGAACATCATCTTATTATACCTCCATATTTATTGTATTCCATATTTGCCTTTTCAATCTTATCCCATCCTGGGTAAAAGTCATCCATTAATTTTTTGAACTCACTTCCATGATTATGAACATACAAGTGTGTTAGTTCATGAGTAATCACTTCCTTAATGATTTCCTCAGGCATCTGAACCAGCACAAGGTTAATCCAGATTCTTTCAGCCACTACATTGCATGTTCCCCATTTGGTTTTCATTCTTTTGATTCGGAATTCCTTGGGAGCTCTTCCTGTAACTTGAACACATTCATCCATCATTCTCGGAAGTTCCTTTTTGAACAGACTCCTTCCTAATCTTGCAGCTGATTCCATCATATCACCATATAATATTATGGTGTTGTTATTAATTTCTCCAATCTTTGTCTTACCATCCTTATGTTCAATATTATATTTCTTTCCAAAAAGATACATTGAAGAGAAATCAATCTCTTTTTTGCTTTGATCGATTTCCTTTTGCATCTCTCTTAATGTATCAACATTCTCTTTCAATAAGGCTTCGACATAATCCATCTCCACCCATGATGGAACAGATGCATACACCTGCATGCGTCTTTTATCTGTTCCGATTTGAAATCTTCTCATTCTCTTATTATTTCTCACTCTTATATCTACATCTATTCCTTCTATATTCATATTATCACCTATTCTTCTTCAATGATTTTACTAATATGTTTTCCTAATCTTTCAACAACACCTATGACCAATGCGTTACCCATCATGAAATATCTTCTTCTTTCAGTCATGGATTTCGCTTGCACATTTGTCCAATTATCAGGAAACATTTGGATTCTTTCAGCTTCCATAGGAGTAAGGGTTCTTAACTTACCTGTTCTAATATCTTTCACTATATGAGTACTTCTGTTCATAGTGGATTCACTTGTTAATAATGTTCTAGCAGGTCTGTTAAGATAATCAGGGAAAGCCACATTACCTTCTGAGAAGAAATACTTCTCACCATTGGGTTTTGTTCTCTCTATCTTCTTGCTACCTTTTAGGTATTTCATTCTTTCAATCTTTTCATCTGTTAAGAAATACTTTTCATTAATTTCACCTTTCTCTATGATATCTCCCAATGTAGTTATTTCATCACAATTTGGTTTTGTCTTAAATGTATAGATATTACCTTTATGCATGAATCCTGAATTCAGGAATTGGAAGATGAAGCGATCGCTGAGATCAACCAAATCTTTAAACCCTTTTATGCTGTTAACATCTCTCTCAGGTTCAGACTCATCTACCTTTACTGGGAAGCAGGAAGCAAATACTCCATCATAGTAGATTATCTCTTCAGCGTTTTTCCGACTTATTTCCTGATAGTATTTTGTTGACTCATGATAAGCAAAAATAAATACTCTTCGTCTTTTTTGAGGGAATCCATACTCAGCAGCATTGATAACTCTCCATTCCACACCATAACCATTATCCCATAATGTTTTAAGGATTATTCCAAAGTCTCTACCTCTTTGAAATGATGGAGATTTAAGTAGCCTGTCCACATTTTCAAGTAATATAAATGGTGGTTGTTTCTTTTCTAAGATTTCAGCAATCTGCCACCAGAGAACTCCTTTCTTGCCTTCAATTCCTTTTTCATTTGATAATGAACGAGCAACTGAATAGTCCTGACATGGGAAGCCTCCAACTAAAAGAGTGTGATCTGGGATGCTTGTCTTATCAATAAGACTAATATCCTCATTCACATGGTTTTCACTTTCTCCGAATCGTTCCACATAGCAATCATAAGCCGCTTGGGTTTTAGTGCTCGGTTCCCATTGATTAATCCAAACAAAATCCCAAGTATCATCTTCAACGACTTCATTGTTTTTTAATTCAACCTTATTTAATCCACAACGGAATCCACCAACTCCTGCAAATAATTCTACTACTGTCTTATCCATATTATCACCATTCATTTAATTTAAAACAAATTCTATTCTCGCAATATTCATCAATCTCATATGTGAATATCTTCATTCCAAGTTTTTGATTTAATTCTTCAAAATATTTCTCAATTCTTGGTTTGACAATCTTAAATTCTTTCTCTAAATAAGCTTGATATTCATACTCATTATTAAAATCATCAATTCTTTTAAATTCTATATCATCATTTAATGGTTTATAATCTAATCGGAGGCTATTGTCTCCAACCCATTCAAAACCATATTTTTCATTCAATTCTTTAAACATTTTTTTTAATTCATCTTTTATCATATTATCACCATTCGATTTTAACTGTATCCCCCATGAAACAACCCAATAAATCATAGATAGTGTTGATGACAAAATCATCAACAGTTATCTCTTTTTCATTATCATCTTTGGTTAGTTCGACAATTAATCTTATACGGTTTTCATCAATCACCTTCAACATTTGTCCTAATATTAAAGGGTCCATTTCTTCAAAGCCACCAATTGGTGCTCTAAAGTTTATGATATTTTCAGTTTCATCAATAGAGAAGAAAAGAAAAGTATCTTTTCCATCATGTTCTAGGTAATCCCTTCTCCTAATAATTCCACCTTTATCCATTTTATCACCTTTAAATATCATAATGTGATGGGAAGAATAAATACATATCATCGTCTAATTTAACAAGTGGACATATACTACATTCATTCTCCATATTCTCAATCATTCTATCTATATTATTGTTGTATTTTGCAAGTTGATCTTTAAAATTCATAATTACAGATTCTTCATTAAATAAGATAATAGATGAAATAATCATTTTAAACGCATTAACCCAATCTTGTACGCATTGGTCGTATTGTTCCGCATCATCAAGATTATATATGCATTCATCTATTTCATAATTTACATGTTCACGTAACGCATCAAACATGACATTTGCGGTGTTTTCATTTGCTGAAAAGATGCCAATATCATTAATTGCGGCGGCGATAATTCTACATTTATCTGTATGATATCCCTTTGCATCGAATGGAAACGGTCCCATATCATATAGGAAACGTTCCCAATCCAAAGGAGTTTCAAGTACATACCTATACTTATTTAGAATTTTCTGATTGTTCTCAGAAAAGTTACATAAGTAACGTCCATCGTCCACAGGTATCTCATCCATAAGGCTAAAGATGTTATCCGCGGATTCGTTATTGTTAATATTACGTTCATGTAACATTTCTGTAAGAATGCGTCCTATATCTATTTTTGAAATATATCTTGTTTTTTTCATATTATCACCTTTATTTTTTTTGTTTTATATTTTTGATGAGGGAGAATATTAACTCCCAATAGTTTATTTATGTTATTCAATTTCTTCATCGAAGAACTCTTTAATAAATTTCATATAAAGTTTTTCTAATTCACAATGCATATCGTGAGCCCACCATTCATTAGTTGGGTTTTCTTGACCTGTATGTTTTTCAAATGTAGCTTCAAGTATCTCCCAATCAATACAACACGGTAATGTGTTATCCGCAAAGAAATCACAACAATCGTTGTCATCGTAAAGAGATAGTCTTTGTATTTCAAGAATTCCAAGTAATTCATCTATCGGCATTAGATTGATAAATTTTTTGTAATTGAAATTATATGTGCCATTTTCGTTAGCAATGATACATAATGGCACAAGCTTTCTTATTGTTTCTTTTGAAACTGTATGTCTACGATAATATGAGTGTCCCATTTCTTCCATTCTATCAAGAATGGTGGTATTTTCAAGTGTTTCTGGATAATACTCTAATTTTACTTCATCAAGAAGTCGCAGAGATCTTTCCACATATTCTTCTTCGGTCATCATTTCATGATTGTCTTTGTAAACTGTACCTCCTGGTGCGGCTAAGTTCATGTAAAGTGTGTCAATATATTCCTGATATGTTTGAGTGTATGGATCACTATCTCCATCATCTTGATGGATTACTTTTTGATTGTCATCAATGATAAAAACAATGCATGCAGTTCCGAAAAAAGGATCACGATATATGCTAATTACTTCGTTTTCTAATTCTGTCAGTAATTGCATATTGCCTTTTGTCATTTTCATGTTTTGTGTTTTTCTTTCAATTGCGTTTTTTACTTTGTCTGCTAATACCATATTATCACCATTTAATTTTGTTTTATATATTTTTGATGAAGGAGAATATTAACTCCCAATAGTTCGACAGTCTTTATTCTATTATTTAATCATCTTCCTCGCAATATCCACAATTTATGCAATCATAATCCTCAACACCTATTTCATCGAAGAGACATATTCCTTCCCCTATATCCTGCATGAACACTTTCAGTCTGCGTATTTCGTTAAATCTTCTGAGCACTTGCCAGATTGTAAGCTCTCCATCAGCCTCATCCCTTACTACCTTGCCATTTCTGACCTGAATCCATGTATAGTTAAAGATGTGGTCTGGATCGTCATCATGATGTTCCAGTTCAAAGTAGGCGTATGTGTTCTCTCTAAAAGGCACACTAAAGGACCAAGACTTGAGAGTACGCAATCCTTCTGGGTCATAGTCGCTAAAATATTCATCAAACAATTCTTTTAATTCTTCTTTTTTCATAATTATTTCTCCAGTTAGTTTATTATTAAATAGTAGTTTTCTCTGTCAATTGTTCTTCTGCCATCATCTTTACAATCCCATATCCATTGCAGGAATTGAGAGTCTTCTGCCCAGTTTTGGATTAATTGATGGTATTGCATATGTTCCTCTTCTGCAAAGTCGAATGGGTTTCTTGGCAGGTTAGCTGTGGTAAAACCTTGATGATCATAGTAACCAATGTCGGGTTCATCATCATCGATTGTTGTAATGTCCACATATCCTTTAAGGGTTATTTGACTGTTTTCGGTGCTTACAATTTCAAAATCTACATATTCTATCATTTTATCACCTTTTTGTGTAGTTATTCTCCTGGGCAAATTGCTTTTCTATCATCTCTCATTTCTGATTTTTCGATGTATGGTTTTAATTCGTCATCTTGTTTACATTTTTTAATTACTGCGGTAAAGATATCTTCAATTTCTTTATCATTAAGATCTTCATACTTGTTTTCAATCATATCATTTACATATACGTCAAATTGGTTTTCAGGATATACATCATCTTCAAACCATTCTTTTTTGGCTATTCGGTATATGAAATTCGCTTTATACTCTTTTTCTTTTTCTTTAAAAAATGGATCATCTTCGTATATGTCTTTGGATAACATATCTTGGATATCACTGCCAGATATTTTATCTAATAATTCATCAAATTTTTTAATTTCTTTTTGTGTCATTTTTCCTCTACCTACAACATAATTATAAAGGTTACTAAGACCACTAATATGTCCTGCTGTGTATGCAGATCTCAATGCTTTGACAGTAAAAAGTGCGTCTGTTTTCCATTCTTTTCTCATTTGGTATTCTTGTTTGATTTCTTTTTTCTCCATAATATCACCATTTTTTGTTTTTTTTGAGGCTTTTAGCGACTTCCTCCAGGTCGAATAATTCAACAGTTATTTATTACATTATAATTTTTCATATAATTCTTTGAGTTTTTCTTTTGAAAAATTATCTCCTTGTCCTTTCTTTTCATAATAGGCCCAAGTGTCTAAGTCAATGATAGTGTCATCACCATCTGTTTCAGAATATAGGAAAACACCTCCTACGTGGTGTATGTTTCCGTTCATATAGTGCTGAATATCACCAACACATAAGAAGTGTTGGCGAATATGCTTACTGTTCTCTACCAACCATTCACATACTTTCTCAACCGCATTACGAGTGAGATCTTCTTCACATGATTCTATGATTTTATCTATAATTTCTTCTCTTGTTTTTTCCTTAGGCAGGGATTCCATATATCTCTTAGTCGCTTCATTTAATACTTTATCCCATATATCATCTGTGACATCTAATAGGATATCGTTCAAGTGGGTTTTATTCTCTTCAAATGATTTGCCAACACCAATTATTCCTCTTTTTTCCCATAGGGGAATGGTATCACTATTCAATATTTTATTTATAAGATTTTCGCAATCCATAACATCACCTTTTTTTGTTTTTATATTTTGAGGCTTTTCGCGACTTCCTCCAGGTCGAATAGTTCGTCAGTTGTTATTAAAATCCTGTCCATTCAATGGAATACTCATCATCAATTTCTTCCAATCCCTCTAAAAAGAACCTGATAATTTCATGATCCTCACTATAATCTGGGTCATTAAGGAAATATTTTCCTCCGTTTTTCATATTTTCTTTATCAAATTGATCAAGAACATATTTTTTGCCATCATAAAAACTACAATCATTCTCTCCATATTCAGAAAATCTCATTTCAATGATTTGTTCAAAAATACCTTCATCAAGAATTGATGGAGGGATAAAGTATATTGTATTTTCATCTCCAATTTCTGTGTAAAAATAGAAATCAAGAATAGTGGAGATTTTTTCTACCTCTATCCCTTTTTCTTTTAATTCTGATATTTTTTCATCTACATCGCTTTTTAAAGCGACCATTTTTTTTCCATTTTCTTCTATAATATACTTTTCCATATTACCACCATTCACTCATATTTATCTTCTTCTGTTCCATCTGACATAAAATTTCTCACCGGCTTCTTTAAAAGCGTATTCATATGAATCTATGTAGGATTTTTTATTTGGAAAAGCCTTTTCTAAAGCTTCCAAATTATTGTTGAAGAATTGTTTATCATCTTCATTTAATTCATAATCTTTGTTCGGTTTCATAGGTTCATCATAACGCATTTGAATCAATGGTTCGATGAACGCTTCATCAATAACACTTGATCCTATTTTAATAATTGCTTTCTTATTTTCATCTTTAAAAGTTATGTTCTGATGTAAATACATATTATCACTTAATATTTTTTTGAGGCTTTTAGCGACATCCTCCAGGTCGAAAAATTCGTACAAATATCAACAAACGAACACATCAACAAATACGCATTCGTTTGGTTACAATTATTCTAATCCATTCCAATCCATGTAATGGGCTCTACGGTATTCATAATCTCTAATGTTCCGTTCAGCGATTGCTCTTTTGTATTCAGAATCTCTCGGTCCGTTGTCACACACACCGCATGTTCCGTACTCGCATTTCTCACATAACTTTGGGTTATGGTGCTCATTGTTTCCCCAGGTTTCATATTCTGTCATGATATCACTATTTTTTGTTTTTTATTATTGCATTTTTGATATGGGAGAATGCTAACTCCCAATAGTTCGACAGTCTAAATCATACGTGCGAGACACATAAGTTCTTTGTGGGATCGTTTGTTTAATATTCCTTCAAGATTTTTTATTGTCTCCTCGGTGATTCCATTCTGATCTCTTGAGATGACAAGCATGATTCCGCTTAAATTAGAACTCAACCATTCATGAATTTGTTCCATGGCATATTCTTGGTCTTCTTCAAGTACTTCCAAAACATGGTCAATCGCCCATTCTCTGAATGTTTTCAGAATCTTGTCATATATTTCAGGGAACACCTCATTCCATATAATATTACGTAATTGGTCTTCTGTTAATTTTTCGAGAGCTGTACCATATAAGTCGTACTCATCATTAATCATTTCTACAATCTTATCCATTTCTTTTGTCTCATCCATTTTATCACCTAAATCTAGTTTTAAATCATCAAACATTTCTGATATCTCATCAGCATCTTTTTCTTCATAACCATGTCCTTCAATACCCCAACTTGAGCTTGCGTAGAAATGGTTAAGATATTCTTTGAAAGTCATTGATTGAGGTATTGTATCATCTATATAGTCAGGATTTTTCATTTTTCCATAGTCATAGATTTTATTGTTTGAAATTTTCGCAACTCGATCAAATCCTGATATCTCATTATCAAATTTCAATAATTTTTTAATATTTTCTTCTGTGAGAGGTATTTTTTCAACTGTGTCGTAAATTCTGACATGTAATTCATGTCTTTTTCTTGTTTCTTCTTCCTTTTCCTTTTCAAAGACTGATTGGATTGGGGTTAAATCGTATCCCATCCAATGCTCCCAGCCATTGTCTCCATCATCTTCTAAGCCGTTATCATCAATATCAATGGTAAAATATTTCAACTGTGGCTTTAATTCTCTTAGGTTTTCCAGTAATACTTCTTCCAATACACATGCCTTGCCCATTTCGTATTCTTTTGGGTATCTAACATAGTCGCCTTTACGGTTCATTCTTGAACATGTTGATATGCTCAACCCAAGAGTGATTTTATCGGTCTCGAAATCTTCAAAAACATCCAACTCATGAGGATAGAGTGGACCATCAATTTCAAATTTCTTTCCGTTCTTTATTCCATCTGAGATTTTCCAAGAGTCATCAAGAGGAAATGGACATGTGTCTTTGATGCATTGAATGGTTGAGTTTACATTTTCGATTTCTTTAATACTGTTTTTTGTCATTTTCATTTTCATTTTTTCACCTCATTTATGAGAAATAAACCATATAGGTTTTTCCTTCTTCAATTTCTTCTTCAAGACATTTTATTAAAAATTCTATTAAAGGATTTTCAGAATATTGTCTTAAAAATTCTATTAACTCTTTCATCACATCGGAAGAATAAAAGTATCTCTTACATTCTTCTATTTCACCAAACTGTGAGAAGAATTTATAAAATTCTTCTCTTTGACTGTAATTTATAATTTCAACGGCGTATTCTCCTTTTTCAATAGTTATTCCATAACTCATATTATCACCATTTACCAAATTTCACCAAGCATTGTAAGAAAAACTTCTTCGGGATAGGAGTCAAACTCACTTCTTGAATGATAATGATTTATTTTTTTAATATTTTTTGTCAATGTTTTTAAAAGTTCTAAATCTTCTTCGGACATATTGTTAATGCTCAACTGCCAAGTTCGATAAGGATTGTATCCTCCAATATCATCTCTTATGAATAATATACCTTCTCTCGGATCATCAGCATTGATTATCAATCCCAACTCACTTTTATATTGGGGATTTTTTTCTATATGATCCCTAACTTTTATGAAGATTTCTTCAGCTCTTCTTATGTTTTTCTCCTGATATAATTCAATCTCTTCTTTTACAATTTTTAATTCTTTTTCTAACTGTCTTTCTTTGTCTTTTAAGATTTTAATTTTCATAGTCATTTTATCACCATTTTTTTGTTTTTTTGAGGCTTTTAGCGACATCCTCCAGGTCGAAATAAAATTCGTATAAAATCTAATAAACGAACACAAACACAAATACGTTTATTCGTCTTCATGTTGCATTTCACGTAATTTATTGAACAATTCACTCAGGCTTTCCTGATTGTGAATGGCTGATTTTTCAATATCATTCAACAATTTTATATCTGCTTCGGAAATGTATTTATTTCCTGATTTGTCGTTTATCCAAGCTGTTTTGATTCCATATGCTTGAAGTTCTATGCTTTTTATAGCAAAATACAGGGATCTTACATCCCATTTCAGTTGGACTATGTTGTCCAATCCTTTCTCTTCTTTCTTCTTATCCTCTTTATATGTTATTTTAACTGACATACTATCTTCCTCTTCACAGAATTTAACTTCTAAATTATTATCCATTTCTTCAATTAGTTTTCCTGCATCATGAACATCTTCTTTGAAGTTTTCACCTTTCTCCAGATAATCGTGCAACTCAAACTCAATCTCGGGAATATCATCATCTACGAGCATACTATACACTTCAATATCTTTGAAATCTTCAATGGTCTTCTTGATTTCATCCTGAAACGCTTCTGCTTGAATGTCACCATAATCACATTTGTCTTTAACTTCTGTGTTATGGTATATGCAATTCATGCATAAGTATTTTCTTTCACATTCAGTAAAATTTTCTTTTAGACAAAGTTTACTATAATTCTTCATAATACCACCTTCTTATTTTTCAACAATTTCTCCATTATCATATACTCTGTAAATGGATACATCTCCACCTTGTGTAGTGACGAATTGCACATAATCACAACAAGTGCTTATGTCAAGTATTCTTTCAGCTCCAGTTTCCGCAAATAATATTTTTTTCGCTTTCTCGATTTTCATAATATCACCATTTTATTTTTTGTTATTGTATTTTTGATAAGGGAGAATACTAACTCCCAATCGTTCGACGGTCTTATTCAAATTCTTTTTTCAAAAGCATAACTGAATTTCTAATTGAATCCATATAAGGATCCTGATTACATATTTCATCAGTCACACTTTCATTAATCTGATAAGCGTATTCCTTTAACGCTTTTACATAGATTTCTGGAACATCTTCAGGTTTTGGTCTAAGAGGGATATCTTCCTTTTTCGGAGGAATTTGATTTCCTTGAAGATATTCTGTGATTGTGTAACAATCGTCATATCTTCTATTCCAAACTTCAATATTCAGGTTTAGGAGGTTCATAAACAATACATTATAATCTCCTAATGTAAATCTATTAATTAGAGTAGCTACTAATTGGATACTCTCTATATTACATATATACATACTCATTTTTATCACCTCATTCGGTGTATCCTTCTTCTATCAGATATTCTTCAAATTCTTCAGGAATATCCACATGGATATCTCCTGAGCTGTCTTCGCTAATGTGGAGATTCGCATCCCACAACATTTGCTTAATTGGTTCTTTCTTTTCTCGGTTGTCGTAATCAAATTCGATGAGCACCACCGGGGTTGGGAAGGCGGATGTTTCAACATAACATCTTACATCATTCTCAGCACCGAAGTCTTCGCATAATTGATTCAATCTTTCGTAGTCTTCCATGTTTATCACCATATTTTTTTGTTTTTTATTGAGGCTTTTAACGACGTCCTCCAGGTCGAAACAATTTTATTTAATAAAAAAGTGTAATATATCTATTCGACCTCTTTCTTCTGAGTGGAAGTCAAGCATAAGATTCATTTGATCTCCTTCACAGATTTTTTCTTCTCTCATTTTTTGAACGACCTTGAAAATATTACCTGTTTTCGGATTTCCGGTTATTTCAATCTTCTTATCCTTTTTTGTTATTGCAATGTCAGGATAATCATATGACAACTTTTGTATCTTTTGAATCATGTTTTCTCTTTCCTTTTCTTTTTCCAGATTTTTTATCTTTGCTCCTTGTTGTAATAAAGTAGTCAATTCCTCTAACCCTATCCAATCAGCGATATCATAATAGAACCATTCTCCAACGGCATTGTCTTCTGTTTCTAATATCGCTTCATAGTTTTTTTCTATGATTTCCAATAGTTTTTCTGTTGCAATGTTCATTCTCTTTTGGATGCCTTCTTTAACTTCTTCTAATGTCTTCTTTTCCATATTATCACCTAATGTTTTTTTGAGGCTTTTAATGACGTCCTCCAGGTCATATTCAACTGTTATAATTTGTCAATCGCTTTACTGATTAATTCAAATTCCATGTCAATCATGATAAGTTCTTGTTCTAGTTCAAAAATTTCCTCACTTTTCTTGTCTTCACCTGTTTCCTTGTTTGTGTATTTTTGATCTTCTTTTATGAGTGATTTTGTTTTGGCATCTGTCATTTTCGCAATGCCAAATGTTTCCTCGGTTTCCTGAGAAGTCATTCTTGCAATCTCAATTCGCATTTCCGCCTCCCTATGTTCCTTAGCTCGTTTGAATTTCCTATAAGCTTTTCGAGCTTCTCCTAATTCCTTTACAATTTTTCTTCTTCTTTTAATTATTCCTAATGTATCTTCAAAGATACTTTCTCTTGATACCATATTTTTCACCATTTTTATTTTTTTTTTGAGGCTTTTAATGACGTCCTCCAGGTCATATTCAACAACTTTAGTTACTTTTTGGCAATATGATTGTAATCATTTGCTCATTTGTACCTAATATATCATCAAATGAACCATCATTGATGATATTTTTTTCATCAATAGTTTTGTATTGTGCATCAGGATCATATGAATCCATTACTGTAATTTCTCCATTTTCATTATTCTCATACACTTCAATAGCATATATTTTTTCATTTGCTTTTATTTTTAATATCATTTTATCACTTTAGATATAATTTTCAATATTACTTTTTACTCCTGTTTGAAATCATTCCAACAGGAAACGCTGATATAATCTCTGATATCAGCTGAATTATTTAACATCTCATTTTCGTCATAATAATTCTGCATACGTTCGCGGCCTTTTTTATTGAGGCGTATTATCTGCAGAGTTTCTTTGCCGTCATGATGAGAACATTCCATCATCAGATGGTTGTGTTTTTCAACATAAAATCTGACAATGTCAGCAGCTCTCATTCCCCAATCCAGGATTTCTCTCATATTAGAGAAGAACTCTGTCATACGACCTCGGTTATCAGATCCAAGACCATACAAATTCATACTTCCAACACACAAGCCCGCATACTTGTGTTCATTTTCCTCAAAGATGTTATTGAAATTCTCAAGGATGATGTCATACAGACTATCAATATCCATCTTTTCAATTGTTTCCTCATCAAACATGTCATAGACATAATTTGACCATAATAATTTCTTCATCTTATTCATCCTCCATATTATTCTATTTCATTAAGAATGTTTGTTAGGTCTTCATGAAACTTGATTGTCTTGCAACAAGATTTCTTTTTCGCCCATTCCTTGGCTTTTTGTGTTCGGATGTCTATATAATGAAGACGATCATGAACTACTTCAACCCCATTGATTTCCCTAATCATTCTTCTAACGTCAGATTCAACCTTTCCAATGTTAATATGAATATAAGAGTTAAGACCTTCTTGATATAAGGTTACTCTTTCTATATAACTTAAATTTGCCTCTCTTAAGTCTCTTTCAACGTCTTCATATGTTTGTTGGTTTAAGGCATCTTTGAGTCTTTCATTGTTTATAAATACCGCTTTGGTGGAGTAAACAAATCCATACCAATTTTCATTGTTTTGTAATATTTTGGTTATCAATTCTTCCTTTACGTATTTTTCAAAATCGTTTTCCCCACAATCCCAATAAATGACAATATGGTCTTTTTCAATTTTTCCTCTGACGTATTTCTTTGCTCCTAATTTTCTTATTACGGTTTTAAGTTGGTCAAACTTCATTTAATCTACCTCATTTTTATTTTTTTTTGAGGCTTTTAACGACATCCTCAGGTCGTATTCAACAATCTTATTCCCAGTCGAAACCAGCTGGTTTCCAATATACTGAGTCAACTTTCACATCTCTCACATTTGTGAGGATTGTTTTTGATGCGGCACGATTTGGATAATCATGTTGCATAAAGATGAATACATTTTTTGTAATCCTGCTGATTTTTCTGACATCAGGCATAAACACTCTGTCATCACAACCATCGTTTACAATGACATTGTTGTGTCTGCCTGCTCTCAAAAGAACAATATCGTTCTCCATCACATCCTGTGTGATGTTTAGATTTGTTTTTTCGTGAACTGTCTTTACCTTCATTTCCTCAACATTTGTTACATTGCGGATACTAATATGTCCTCCACATTTTTCATTAGAATCGTTCACGGGATGAATCTCCCCTGTGACTTTTCCTTGATATGTATCTAAATTAATCGCATCCGCTTTTACACAGATGTTGTTAATTTTGATATATTTTGGCTCAAAGACAACGTCTTTGGCATTTAGTTCACCTTTTTTTATTTTTTTAAGATATTTTTTTATCATAGTATCTACCTCATATGTTTTGTTTTTTTTTGAGGCTTTTAGCGACTTCCTCCAGGTCGTTGAAAAATTTCGTATAAAAACGACCAAACGAACACAACAAAGAATACGTACTTATTGGTTATTATTTTCTAAAGAGTTCATCAAACTCCGCAATTTTTTTATCTGTTTGACATCTGTGCTTACATCTTTCTTTTTCGTTAATGCTTTCTTTGCTGATTTCTACCCATCCCAACCAATTATAGTCTTCATAACTGAAGTCTTCAACAGTAACCTCTCCTTCTATGTTACATATTTTATCTATTACATAGTTTGCAACATCTAAATATCCATTATTGCCATTGAAGACAATTTTTAATTTTGTCTCAATTCCTTTTCTTTTTCTTTCTATTTCACCCCTTTTTATCCATGTATTGTCTTCTAAGATTTCTAAGATTTCTTCATATGTTTTTGCTTCAATAAGCACTTTTATGAGATTATCTAAATGGATTTTAGGGATCCATCTTTCATCTTTGACGTGATAAGCGTCTGTTAATACCAATTCATTATTGAATGTGTTTTTTATATATTTTTTGAAATCTTGATTCTGTTCTTTATCAAGCCATTTCTGTCCTTCAACCTGTGCAAAATGCCATCTAAAGAAATTTCGATCTTCAATTATCTCTATAGTACCTAATTCCTTTACCTTTTCTTTAAATTCTTCAATAGTCATTTTTATCATAATATCACCATTTTTTTATTTTCTTTTGAGGCTTTTAGCGACATCCTCCAGGTCGAAACAGTTCGTATAAAATTTATTCTTTTTCATTTCCTATGTTGTTGAATGCTTCAATGATAAATTCTGATTCTCCACATTCATCATAATAGTCTTTGATTCTTTGTTTCAAATTTTTGCAGAATTCATCACTTGATTGGGCTTTGAAGTCGGTTAAGTCCATGTTGTGGATTATGACAATTTTACCAAACGCTTCAAATACTTGATGTTTGAATTCATCAGCTTTGTTTAGGGCGCAGAGTTTTTTGTATCCCACGCATAGTTCTTCGATCAGATCGGCATCATCCAAACAGTCATCGATTTTATTCAGGACTTGTTTGACTTTGAAATCCTTCCATTTCTGATCATCTTCGGTTTTGAGATTCTTCAATGTAGGAATTCTCATGTTCCTGACATCTTCATTTTCAATCAGGAATACAACTTCTGGCTTGTATAAGTCAAAGCCGTATAGTTTATTCATAATCATCCAAATATCTGATAATACCGGATATTCTTCTCCAAAACTGTTTCTACATTCTTCTCTGGCTTTTGAATACATTTCTTGGAACTCTTCCTGGGTGAAGAGTTTTTTATGTGTGAAGATCGCGTAATTGATTACACATTCTGAGATGTTTTCTTCCAAGTACACACCATAGGTGTGCATCTCTTCTTCACTATTCAGCAGTTTTTTCAAGCATTTTTTACCACATTCATCTAAATTGTTATAGATTTTGTATACATTGTTTTCCATATTATCACCTAATATTTGTTTGAGGCTTTTAGCGACATCCTCCAGGTCGAAACAGTTCGTATAAAAACTATAAGTCAAATATCTCATCGAATTTAGCTATCGCCTTATCTGTTTCACATCGGTGTCGACATCTGACTTTTTCATCAATATCTTTTTTACTGATTACGAGTTCGAGTCTGTAAATTTCTACATCAATGTTTTCATTTTCTTCGAGTACACCTGCTACACATCTTTTTGCTGTTAATGCTATATCACTCCTTTCAAAATGAATTTTTGCTTGTTGAAAGATATCGTCTTTCTTTTTAATCTCAGTTTCTCTTATAAATGGTGACTGAGGGTTTATTTCTTCATAACTCTCAGCACGTATAATGTGCTGTACGATTCTTTCGATTTCTGTTTTTGGAATCCATACATTACATTTATTAGGTTCGTCCACTAAATACGCATCTGTTAAAATTAGGTTGTAACTTAATTGTTCAACTATGTAGTCCTTTAAATCTTTGTTCTGGCCTTTTGCTTGCCAGAAATAATATCCATTTCTTTTTATAAATGCCAGATTGTCTGTCTTTTCTACTTTTTCTTTGAACTCTTCTATTGTCATTTTTATCATACTATCACTATTCTTTTTGTTTTTTGTTGAGGCTTTTACCGACTTCCTCCAGGTCGTGTTCGACGGTTATTTGAAGGTCACTTCAAGGCGGCCTTCGTTGTACTCATGAGAAAAGAAAATCCCATTAAGATCTAAGTCATTAAGGAGAAGTTCCTTTTCCTCGTCATCTATATGGCAGACCAGGGATCCGCCATTAATCGCATAAGCACCTGTGTAGTGCTTAACAATTTCATCAATTTTCACAAAGGTTTCAAAATCCATCTTATTCACCTTCTTCTACTTCTTTAAGGATTTCATTGAAATCTTCAATGAATTTTATTTCTTTGCAACTCTCTTTTTTCTTCTCCCATTCTTTTGCTTTTTCAGTTGAGAGGAAGAGGGTATTGGTCAAACGGTCTTTACGGTTTAGTTCTATTCCATCCATCCCTTCTATAGCGTCTTTTACCATATTATATACATAATGGTCCCTAAAATACATACCAATACATTTATCACTAACATCAGTGATTGAATCTGTTACATAATCGACTTCTCCCTTGTCAAATGCTGCTGTCATCTCTCCATATGTTGGAAGTTCCAACACCTGTTTCAGTTTTGTTACATTACAACAGATTAAAACGACTCCATCATTTTGTCTAACACATTCTTCTTCAATGTTTCTCATCACATCATATATTTTTGTACGAATTACACTTCTAAGGGAATCCCCCTTAGCTTTTGGGTTAATGTACATATAATCTTTGTCAATTCTTGAGTTCTCGGATACATATCCTTGTTCTTGTAATTTCTTCATTATTTTTGTTGCTTGGTCAAACTTCATTTTATCACCATTTTTTTTATTTTTTGAGGCTTTTAACGACTTCCTCCAGGTCGCGTTCACATTTTACCAGCAGATATCCTCAGTGTGTTGGTACACTCCACCAACGTAACCGGTATCTCTAAATTTATATCCTTTTTGAATGAGGATATCTCTTAACTCTGGGACATCCTCATATTTTCCTTTATAAAGGAAAAAGAAACCACCATACTGTGGTTTGCTGGCAAAACAAACTCTGGTTCTACCTTTAGATGCCGCTTCTCTAATCTCTTCTTCTACACGTTTCAAAGCAGCTTGAATAATTTCTTCTCTACCGTTTTCGTTACTGATTCTTCTTGCTTCACTTGCATCCATTCTATCTACCTCTTTTTTATTTTTTTTGAGGCTTTTAACGACATCCTCCAGGTCGCATTCAACTGTTATTTAAAATCTATTACTATCTCCCTCAGGTACTGTGATTAAACAGAATCCAAGCACCATCATCAGGGTGCTTATGAATAATCCGGTGTAAAGGAGTGGGTTATCCCCAATGAGGAAGATTAATCCCCCGAAGATGAGTCCAATCAGACTCATTGTCTCCGGTCTTGGGAGGAATATCATAAGTATTCCCCCATTTCTCTGATTAATGAGTTGATCCAGCCGGTCAGTCCGGCTTTCTCAAATTCATCAATCTCAACTTCAAATCCCATGCCGGTGTAGTACGGCATGTTTCCTCTGACTTTTGCAAGCACTTTGCGTGCTTTCTCAGCTGCTTTGCTTGCGGCTCTCTGTTCAACTGCTTCTTCGATTCCATTAAATTTAATAACTGCAACTTTTCTGCTTGTCATTATCTCTACCTTTTTTTGTTTTTTTGTTGAGGCTTTTAACGACATCCTCCAGGTCGAATAGTTCATCAGTCAATATTCAATTTTAAGTCTTATGAAGTTTTCAAAACGGGTGAAGTATATTTTCTTTATTTCTTCAACTTTACTCACTTCTTCCATCAACTTACATATTGCTTTAGATTCTCCTCGGATTTCAATTCCGTGGGAGAATCCATCATAATAATAACCTTTAATACAAAGGTCATTATCTGAACATATTTTTTTAATTTTTTCTTCGGTATTCAAAGTATCACCTATCCAAGAGACTCATATATCAATTCTTTGATTAGATCGTCAAGAGTCATTTCTGATTCAAATGATTCCTTGAATCCTTTAAGGATTCTTTCCGGGGTACAGGCTTCTATCAAGCCATCACATTTAACCCCGGTGATTTTGGAGTTCGCAATGATGCTGTCTCTAGCATCATCACATTTCTTCTTTAACTCTAGATATTCATCAGTAGTTAAAATTATTTCAATCTTCACTTTCATTTTTTATTTCCTCCATTTCTTTGAGGAACTCTGGGGAGAGTTCTAAGTAACTCTCCATTTGGTTCAAAAATTCATCGAATAAATCCCATGCTTTGGCTTTGTCATTTTCTATTTCGTCAAGTTTATCTTGACAAGCGAAAATTTCATCCATACTGACACATACATGTTGTTTGTCATCTATCCATTTTTGTTCCATATTTTACACCTTTTTATAATCATGCTTCATCAGGCACGTTTCATGCCGAATCATCAGCGGAAAAAATTCAACAATCTTTTTACATACGAATGATCATGGTTCATCATTCAAATTCACCATAACCATTCATTCGCCCAAACCCACACCACACACCATTTTTTCGCGTCCTCCATTCAACCACTCACCCCTGATGTCACAATTTTTTGTGACATCAAGGGAACATTTTGATAATCAATCTACTACATATTATCACCATTTAATTTTGTTTTATATTTTTGATAAGGGAGAATATCAACTCCCAAGTTCGACAGTCTCATTCTTCCACAACCATTGTTTATCCTACATATTATCACCATTTAATTTTGTTTTATATTTTTGATAAGGGAGAATATCAACTCCCAAGTTCGACAGTCTTACTCTTTCGCAACTATTGTTTCAGCTAACATCTCTACTTCCCATCTTTTCCAAATGGTTGCAGCAAGTGTATCACCTATACGTTTGTAGACAGGATTGCCACTTCGTGACATCCTGTTAAATTCTACAAAGATAGTGATGTATTCACATTCACCACCATCTTGAGTTGATGATTTTATTACCCCATTTTTGAGGATGACAATTTCATCCTCTTGTGGGTCATAATGATCCGCTTTCAATGTTTTTATGGAGGAGAAATATTCTCTTTCCATATTCTTCCATTTTTTCAAGGTGTTATAAACAACACCAAGATACTCACTATCGTACCATGCTCCGTATCTGTAATCCCAGACATTGAAGCAGCCTTGACCATTTCCGCCGTGGCAGATTGAGGTAATTAAATGTTGATTGTATGATTGCTCTCCATATATATCGACATAGTCGATTTCCAAGTATCTACTTTCATGTGACCCATATGATGATGGGTCATGGTATCCCCCGATATATATTCTTTTCACATTCATTTTATTCAGAAATATTGGATGGAATGAATCCTCCAATATTTCTATTTCATATGCGATCATTGATCGCACATTTTCTATTAGGGATGTATCAATGCCTAATTTTTTATTTTCAGTCACCCATTCTTTCATATCTGAATGGATTTGTGAAACCCATTCATATACTTTGTTGATTTCTTCACTGGATATCTCTCCAACGAAGAAACCTAAGTATTCTTCGTTTACCGCGAAGCATCCTGCTCCATACCCACCATGTGTATGGTAGGTATGGAAGCCGTCTGCTTCCAATTTTGCTACATCATGTGAATACTCTGAAGAGGTTTCCTCTTCATTTAACACAATGCTTGGGTATTCTCCAAAGTATCCACTATTTTCGATTTCTTTTGTCATCTCTTTTATTTCTTGCCATTTTACATTAGCAAGATTCATAATTTCATCATCGAAAGCGTCGAATTTGAATTCAATTCGATTGTTCCAATTGTTCCAGCTAAGATGGAACAGAACGTTCTTTAATTTCATGTTATCACAAGGTTTGTTGTATTCACGAGGGTCTTCTTCATATCCGTGGGTACGGTTTAATTGTGCCCACATATGGTTCCATGTAAAATCCAACTCTTCTTGTACTTCCGCAGGAATATATTTCACTATTAAACTTCTTGGGTCTACACCCAGAACGTATTTTTCACCTTTTATTTCAATAGGTACTTCCATAACGTTGTTATCATAAACAACACCAAATTTTCCTTTAAATATCATTTTTATCACCATTGTTATCATTGGATTTTTAAGACTCACCATGTCAAATCCTTGTTTTAATGGACATTATATGCAATAAAACCCATCTGATGGAATCGAACCACCATTATTAACCATTGACGGGTAATTGGAGAGGGAGTCTTTCGACTCCCCTTAGATTGATGTGCTAGGGGGGTTTGCTGAGACCCCCTAAAGCCTGTATCATGGAATCGAACCATGACGGATCACCAGAACAGGCAGCTACAGTCTCAAGGTTTCTATTTTCGCTTGGGGAGAAACCAGGTCAAAGAACCCATTATCCATTAATATTCGTACGCTTCTATCATCTCCCAGGTTCGGTTTTCACCGATAATTTTGAGGTCTCTAATCACTTTCTTGACACTCTCTACACTTCCTGTATTGAGCGCTTCCTTCATCTCCTCTATAAGGAGACTGATTAATTCAATCTCCTCCAGGAAGAATTCTTCTTCTAAAGATAGAATGAAGTTTGCAGCTTCATTGCAAACCTCCTCTACCTCTTTTATCTTTTTTGCATCTTTCATGTTCTCACCTTTTTTAACATGCTTCATCAGGCACACCTCATGCCGAATCATAAGCACAATATATTTATATTATTTTTGTGTAGGTTGTGAAACCATATATCTCATATTCCGCCATATGATAGCGGATCCTGTCTATATTATCATTAGCCTCTTTTGACCAATAGACTCCACGAATTAAATCATGGTTTAATAACTTCAGCATTTGTCTTGCTGTTATATTCAGCAAGACAGCTAATACTGCTATATCTGCGGTATTGCAGACATTTTCTCCAATTTTAATTGGAGACTGAGCAAGTACAACTTCTGTAACTTCTGTAACTTCTTCTTCAACTTCTTCTTCAACTTCTTCTACAATTTCTTCTAAAAGTTCAAATTCTTTTGTCATTCATAATCCCTCCTTTTATTATTGCAATGCTGGACAGGGATTGTCCTTGTTTATTGGCATGCATGATTCACCAGCCTATGATAATGACAAAACTCATAGGACTTGATAACTCATTAATGGAATCGAACCATCACTAAGCCCACCAGGTATGAGTTACACATGAACGAACTAGTTTGGGGTTGGAGAGACCCCAAAGCCTGTATCATGGAATCGAACCATGACGGATCACCAGAACAGGCGGTTAACAACTCAAGGTTTCTATTCTCGCTTGGGGAGAAACCAGGGCAAACAACCCACTATTACTTTAAAAACCTCTACAGAAGCGTCTGCGGGCTTCCAGAGTAATTCTTAAAGATTTTTGACTTTCTTCACTCTCTTTTCTGAGAGCAAGAATTTCTTGGTTTTTTTCCCAAGTCCTTTGTTCTTTTGCGGTTCTTTTTTCCATTTTATCACCTTTAAATCGTTAATATCCGAGCATCTCAAATGTTTTGTTTTCTAGTTTTGAAAAATCATCAAAATTATCTTTTTCTGAAAATTTGATATTATCAAATATCCAGTTGATAATTTTTTCCAGGAAGTCTTGAACTTCCTTATTAAAGCTCACTACTCTGCTTACATCCATACTGTATTCTGCCCAACAAGAGCCACAAAGGCTTCCTGATGTTGCTTCTACAGCGACTACCTCAGGGTAATTATATACGTTTAGATCACATCTGACTTCTAAACTCAGTCTGTATTGAGTTCTTCTGTCATGATCAACATTATGTACCAATAATGTCTCTGGGAATTCGTTTCTGTCGATTGCTTTTTTCACTTCATTTTCAATTTCTGGTAAGCTGAAAATATAATGAATAAAGTCATTTTCAGTTTTTATGATACTCTCTACTTGTTCTTTTGTTAGTGTTTGCATCTTTTATCACCATTTTTTTGTTTTTTCGGATTTTTAAGACTCACTATGTCAAAGCCTGTATCATGGAATCGAACCATGACGGATCACCAGAACAGGCATCTACAATCTCAAGGTTTCTTGTTCTTGCTTATAGGTGGAAACCAGGACAAAGACACCTATTTATAGGGAGTTAAAATTTAACTTTTCCGCAATATAATGCGGATTTATTAACTCCCTTTTTCATGCTAACATTCTGATATCTTTGAGATACCAGTTTGTTAGAGGATTTCTGATTCATTTTTGGCTCATTCTTTCTGAACTTTTTCTCGTTCTGATATTTAAATGAACGATAGAGAAGTTCAGAAATGAGTTCTATATCTTCCATATTTGTGATGGAGGATGATATGAATCTAACCCTCTCTTTACTGATCATTCTTTCACCTCTTTTATGATCATGCTTCATCAGGCACATCTCATGCCGAATCATCAGCCATTTAACATTAGCCGACTTCTACCTGAATTAGGTATTTATGAAGTCAGCTTCTTCATATCTATCTTGTTCATTCATCATTGCGATGAATTGTCTCATGAAGTCACTATACATATTATCACCATAACATTATAATTGGATTTTTAAGACTCACCATGTCATTTCAACATCTATTTCCATCCCTGATCTGGATAATAGAACATCATATGAACAATCGCATCCTTTGGTATGGATGTGTCATTGACGAACAAGTGATCGCCTGCGTTGTTTATGATAACCCCATCATCATAACCGATAAATATATCTATACTAATACAATTATCCAGTCTAATTGAGCACATACTAGGGGTTTGTTTCCCCTTGGTGGTATAGATATGAGGGTGGGGATACCAATCCCCATCGATGTCAACGTCAGCGTGTTTAAATCCATAGTCGTCATTGAGTGTCTGATCGATGCGTTTTGTTGCATCCATTATCTGCTGTATATAATCTGCGTCCATACTATCACCATTAATAATATTATAATTGGATTTTTAAGACTCACCATGTCATTTCAATAATTCAAAATTTCCTTAACATTATTCCCATACGAAACAAGAATAACATCAAGGAAACACTTCCGAACCCTTCCAATCCAACCCAACCAACCACCACACCCTAAAATTACACGAGCCAGAAAAGTATCATACATTCAACAAAATTTCCCCAAAAAATCAATAAACGAAAACAAAAAAAGAACCGCAACCCAACCATAAGGGGGGTGAAAATAAGGACATCGACTTTCTCTTTCTTTCAATGAATGTGGTGTTCTCACAATTTCATCCCGTTTTTCTCATACGAAAAAACGAAACATTTAAATACCATAAAAAACAGAGTATGTGTGTCAAAAGATTCATACAGCAAAAAAACACACTAAAATAACTGAAAGATTTTGATTGAATGAATCTTGACGACATAGCACAGAACCAAAGATGGCTACAGCAAACATTAATGAAAAAGCAGGAAACTTTTCAGAGCCATCTTGGAGGTTTCATTATTATGTTAGATGAATTAAAAAAAGAATTGAATACATCAGTAACCGAGAACGGGGCACGAGGCCACGCGTCTTCCGGGTCTTTGATAGTGGATTTCAACTTCATGGCTTCTTCGATGAGGGCCTGGGGCGCTGATGAGATCAGGGATTATTTCCTTGAGGTGTATCATGATGATCCATTGTTGGCGCTCCGGTGGCTTTTTTATGCCCGTGACATCAGGATGGGCATGGGGGAACGCAGGCTTTTCCGCGAATGCTACAGGGCTTTGCCGGTCCCGGCGGCCGTGGCGAACTTGGCGAATATTCCTTTTTATGGCAGGTGGGATGACCTGGTTTCCTTGTTTGGCGTGATGGGTTCTGCCGTTGATGAGGCTGTGGTGCGGATTGTTTCCGCTCAGCTTGACTTGGACCTGCTCAGCATGGAACGCGGCGGTCCTGTTTCCTTGCTGGCGAAGTGGATGCCGAGCGAGAACGCTTCCTCCATTGAATCAAGACGCCTGGCCAGGAAACTGGCTAAGGCTCTGGACCTGTCATTCAAGGAGTACCGCAGGACCCTGTCATCCTTGAGGGGTTATATTGATGTTGTGGAATCAAGGATGTGCAATGGCGACTGGTCCGGGATCGATTATGAGAAAGTGCCTTCAATGGCCAATCTCAGGTATGGCGATGCCTTCATGCGCCACGATCCTGCCCGAAGAGCCCAGTACCTTAGCGAGGTTTCCAATGGAAAGGCGGACTTCAACATGTCCGTGGCTTCCCCGGTGGATGTGGTTCACAGGTATGTCGGCCGTCACAGAAGTCCTGATGAGCGGGATGATGTTCTTGAACTGGCTTGGAAGAACCTGTCCGATGTGTTCGTGGATGATGTCCTGGTTGTCGCGGACGGCAGCGGAAGCATGACATGGGCTCTCTCCGGGGTCTTGCCTTTGACTGTCGCGAACAGTCTCGCCTTATACACGGCGGAGCATAATAGTGGTGAGTTCAGGAATCATTTCATCACATTCAGCTCCCACCCCCGACTCATTAAAATCCCCGAAGACGCCACCCTCTATGAGAAATTGAGGATCATGTCCAGGTACATGGAATGTTCATCCACCAACATCGAGGCCGTGTTCAACCTCATCCTTGATGCCGCCGTCAATAATGAGATGACTCAGGATGACATGCCCGGATCCGTTTTGGTCATCTCCGACATGGAGTTCAACCAGGCGGTCTCAGGCGGCCCTGACAAGACACTCTTCGATGAGATTAAAGCCAAGTATGAGCATCATGGGTTTGTGATGCCCCGCCTGGTCTTCTGGAATGTCAGCAGCCGAACCGGGACAATCCCCGTCCGAACCAACAGCATGGGTGTCGCATTGGTCAGCGGATACTCCCAGAACACTCTCAAGATGGTCATGAGCGACAAGCTCGACCCGTATGATGTTCTTGTTGAGACATTGATGAGTCCTCGTTATGACCGGGTTGTTCCCGGATAATCATTTTTATCATATTACTACCTTTTTTTGTTTTTTTGTGGAAAAAAAAAGGCGGAAGCCACAAGTGGCCTCCGCCTAGGATTTCCATCTCTTCTTTTTTTTACTGTTTTTACTATTAATCACCTAATGGTGGCTTGCCGATCACGTATCGAAGTCCATTCATTGAATGATAATCAAAGCTCCTGTGACCCCCTGTTAATGGGTTCTTGGTGAGTCTTTGACCGTCAAGATTATATTTATATAGTTTTATATTGCTTCTTTGAACATTATACGCCTTGGGGAAAGTGTTCCTGCTGTTGCCCAGGTACCATGAGGACCCGCAGAGCCTGAACCAGTTATAATTCTTCGGGGTCTGGCTGACCTCGAAACAGAACACGTCCGCCCTGCCGATCATCAAGACAGCCTCCCTCATCTGCTTGAAGTTCCAGCACACATAATATGTTCCTGATTCCCTCTTCGCCCTGCCGAGGAACTTCTTCCTTAAGCTGAAAGGCTCGTCAACAAGCCAGAAGTCATTGATTCTCACGCAATCCACAACCTCACCATTGATTGTAATAAAGTCTCCATCACCGAAGGCGTCGACATCAATCCTCTCCACCATGGGTTCGCCCAGGGCTTCTGTCACCACCAATGGAAAGCTAAGGCTTCTGCACATGAGGCTGGTCTTCGGAGCTGGGATCACAACTTCCCTGTCCGGGACGATCTTGCAGAACCTGCCCGTCTTGTTCCTCCTGAACTGTTTCTGAATGCATTGCCTGAGAATGGCTTCAAGGTCATGCTGATACTCGTAGACCTTGATGAAATCCATCGGGTTGAACATGAAGAACTTGTTCAGCTCCAGCACCTTGTCCACGAAATCCTGTCCCTGAACAACCTTTGACTCCTTGAATGGGATATCCTTGCACGGGGTCTCATCCCATCTCACAAAGAGATAATTGCAGAACCACAGCTTCCAGCCATCCACGTCAAGGCTCGGCGCCAGAGTGTTTCTTTTTCCATATGTCCTTTCCCAGAACCTGTGAACGGATTCCTCTTCCTGCATGAACTTGTTCTCTTTCTTTAGTCCGTAATTTCGTTTACTTACCATCTCATTATCCGCGTCCACCATTATAACAGCATCTCCATCATTGTTATCGCGACCTTTAAGTCGTCATCTGTCTTGTCGCACCGGGTCAGAGCCTTCGCTATGTTCTTCACGGCTTTTTCCCTGTTTCCTACTTTTTTCATCTTCAATACATACTTGAGATTCATTTCAAGCTTATCCTTTTCATCCATTTGTTCACCTCGTCATCAGGTATGTCATCGGTTATAACCTGTTCGTTTTCAGAATAATCATAATCAGGAGCCTCTTCTCTTTTTTTCAAGTAATCGGAATTATCATTATGTCCCGGACTGACATTATATCCTATTTCACTATTATTACTCCCATACATGTCAATATAATGTTCTTCAACAAGATCCAAAGCTTCGTCTGGAACATCATCCGCGATCGTAGCCACTTTGAACGCGTCCTTCCCGTATTTTCTGATTCCTCTTGACAGGCAGTTGTTGTAAGCTCTCTTATTTTCATTATAAGCATCAAGCAAATGTTGTTTGAATCTTGTATCCACATCCTGAACTGTTTGTCCGATGTATATTTTACCATTGATGATGTTCATCATCATGTATATTTTTCCACGGTTTTTCATAATTAATATTTATATTGTTTAAATATTTATAATTAATGATTAATAGGAAGTTTTATATAACAAAAGAAACGATTATTAATTGTTTAAAACTTGCGAAAAGGATAATTATGAGAAATCAACCAGAATCAGGTAAAATTAAGCAGATACTTAAGAAATCAAAGGAGTATCCTAGTTTTTTTGCTAAAAGTTTTCTGATAGGCAAAGATGGAAGACCACTTAATCTTGAGCCACAACAGAGATATTTCGTAGATGATAAGACACCATTCAGAGTGTTTTTTGCATCAAGAAGAAGCGGGAAGAGTGTGGCATTAAGTGTTGATATTCTGCATAAATTATTTTTCAATACAGACTTCAATATCATCGTATTAGCACCATCTCTTAAACAGTCAAAAGAGTTTGCAAATGTATTCGGAGATTTGATAGACAGGTCTCCAATGATAAGATCATCAGTAACAGTTGACAACAAGATGGAGAAGAAACTCGCGAACAGATCAAGAGTCAGCTTCTTCACCGCTGGCGGCTCATCAGGAAAAAAAGAAGACTCATCAGTAGTAGGATCTTCACCTGATGTCCTTTATGCGGACGAATTACAATCCATTGGAGATGAAACTCTTGGAACAATTCTGCCGGCAGCTGTTGGACAAAGAAAACAGATGCAGATAATATATGCGGGAACTCCAAGACAAAGATCAGGAACATTCTATGAAGCTGTGTCAAATGCCAAATATATTACAGAATGGTATAATGATAAATTTATGCAGGTTCAAAATCCATCAGGCAGATTCTCTCTTCATCAGTTCAAAATCACCGAAACAGATGAAGACGGCAATGTATTATTATCAAGAAGCCCCAGGGTATCCATTGAAGACTTGGAAACAATTAAGGAATCAATAGGTCTTCAGAAATTCCAAAGGGAATTCGAGCTTGAATTCCTTGATGCAAGCACAATAGTATATTATCAGGGCCTTATTGAGAAACAGGGCATACTCGACCCTCCAAAAACATTCTTCAGCCGACAAATAGCTGTTGGAGGCATAGATATAGGAAAACAGAGAAACAATACGGTCTTGACAATAGCTCTTATGGAAAAACCCGACCTATGGAATATCCAACACTACAAAAGCTGGGAATTAGGAACAAGATACAAGGATATACTTCATTATTTGAAAAATGTTCTACCTACAAAATTTCCAAACTTTAAATATCTCAGCATTGACAAGACAGGGGTAGGAAATGCGATTTATGAGGATATGGAGGGTTTCAAGAAATACGTGGTCGATGGAGTCATATTCTCACAGCCGTCAAAAATCACATTAGCCGAGGGTGCCGTGGCTAACTTGGAAAGCGGGCTGCTGCGTTTCTACCCACATAAGGTTCTTTTAAGAGAAATGGATGGATACAACAGAACCGAGACAGAACAAGGAAGAATTGTTTATGAAAAAGGAATATCTGATGATTTCATAGATAGTTTTAATCTTTGCAACTATTCAATAAACCAAGTGCTTAATCAAAGAATGCTGTTCGGAACAAATAAGAATGTTGTATCATCACTCGGCAGAAAAACATTTGGAAGCAACCGGACCCAGACAAGGGATACCCCATACACAATGAAAAACTCAAGACAGAATAGAGGCCGATATTCATGGCAAAGAAAGTAGAAAATATAAAAAAAGTATACACGAGAGGATTCAGGGTATACGACAAATACGCTCATTATAGTGATTTAACTTATCAAATCCTTGATGGATTATACGAAAGAACAATAATGAATAAGATTATCAGAAAATATGTATCATCTATTGTGCCACCATTTTATAATATAAGAGTCGAAGATGAAGATGGAGATCGAATAATTGAAATCGAGAAGGTTTTGAAGAATCTCGACAGGCTTATAGATAGAACATTGCTGACTGAAATAATGAAATATTATTTTCTTTATGGTACAACCATAGTTTACAAAGGCAACATTGAAGAGGAAATCTTCCTGATAGATATGAGACTGCTGAGTCCGAAGATAAGCACAGACCATGAGCATCTTGGGGAGCTTCTTGGATTTGATTACACATATAAGGGAGAAATTGTGTTTCTGCCATTGGAAGATTTGGCGATCTTGGCGAATGATCCCCCAATGGGTGAGATATTTGGAAATTCAATAATGAACCACACCCTTGACACCATACATCAGTACTTGAATGATAACCTGGCTCTTGCTCAAATTCTTGATCAATATTCAGACCCAATCCTTTTATGGCTGGTTGATGTGTCAGAGCTTCAGATGACAGATGAGGACGCGTTCATTGAGAAGATCAAGAACGAATTATGGAAACAATTGGATGTCGGAGACGATATCGTAACTGACGCAAGAGTTACTCCAACACTTGTCGAGTTTTCCGAAACAGCAGCTCATCTTGTTGACATACTCAAGGAGGCAAGAACCGATCTCGGAATGCTTACAATTCCACAAGCTCTTCTTGGTGGTCCGGCTGATAACCTAAGCGCGATCAAGGTTCAGGTTGGAATCTATTATGAAGAGATAAACGGATATAAGGCCATACTCAACGATTTCATAGTTAGAGAAATATACATACCATATCTTGAAAGAAACGGATACATTCAGGGAGAAGATTTTCATAATATTTACCTTAATTTCGGAGTAGCCTCAGCGGAGCTTCAATCAGATTCAATCTTATGGTTGAAAACCGCATTTGAACTTGGAGCTATAACATTAAGCGAAGTCAGAGCGACACTCGGATTCAGAGGACAAGCCCCGGGAGTCACAGAGGAGCTGGAAAATTATTACATAGCCCAGACATTGAAAATAGACACAGGAGACAACTCAAATGACCCATACAACAAAACAACCCCAAAAAACAAAGACGGACGAGATCCGGACGGAACAAAAGGATGAATGCGATTGCAAATGCAAGGAATGTAAAATAAGAAAAATGAAAATGGGATTCAAAAAGAGATTTTCAGGAATAATTTAAATGTATACATTATATTCAATCACAAATAAGGATGGCAGAATATATTATGGCAGAACGCGAGATTTTCATAACCAGCTCTCGCTCCATGATGAATTTTTAAAAAAAAATATACATTTCAACAAGCTTCTTCAATGTGTTTATAATGATTATAAATATGATCCTGTTTTTGAAATCATAACCGAATCTGATGATCCAAAGGAAATCACTCTGGAATGCATTAATCTCATCAATGAAGATAAGACATACATGGCCGCTAATGGGTATAATCTTTTTACGGATGGATCCGGATTGAAGTCAAGGTTTTTCAATCCGCTTCTTTATAATGAAGACATATTCTTTCACTATTTAAAAAATGGAAAAACCTCCACTTTAAAAGAGTTTGATATATCTAATAATGTTTTAAATTATAAATTAAAAACATATGGTTTATTAAATCAAAAGAAGCCTCTATTATCTTCATACGAAGAGGTTTACTCTTATGCACAATACGTCTTATTTTTAAATAAAGGATGGCTGAGTTCGGCGCAGATATTTGACCGATTGAATAATCATTATCAGATATCAAAACGTTTGAGGATCACTCCACACAAAATCGCGAAATCATTTACGGGGTATAAGAATATAATAAAGCAAAAACACTCCGGTTTTATGAAATACAAGATGATATAACTAATATTTATATAAAAGCCAAAATTAAAGAATAATTATAATAAAAATTTTATTTTTATGAGGTTGACTGTATGACAGAAAAAATAACCTTGAATGAAAACAATTTATCCTATTCTGTCAATGATAAAGGAGACAGGATGATTCGTGGTTTCGCTATTCATCCGGGACAATATCATGAATATATTAGGATTAATGATGATGAAATAACTAATGCAACAAACTCACTTAAAGGAGCTATTCTTTTAAAAGATCATAATAATTCTGTCGATTCAGCAGTTGGCAGGGTTCATTACACAGAAACCAAGATGGATCCGGAGATCAACAAGTACGGCACTTATTATGAAGCAAGCATTGATGCAGAGGAAACCGATCTCATCAGGAAAATTGACAAAGGAATCGTGAACTCCACATCAATTGGTTTCAGTTACGAACCTATATGTGGAATTTGTGGTGAAAGCGTCAAAGAATGTTCCCATTGGGTATGGGATGACGGTTTCTTTATAGACGCTCAGAATGTTAAAGTGCATGAGTTATCTATTGTATCTATTCCTGCTGATTCAAACGCCACAGTAACTGGTTTTTCAGAGGAATTATTTAGTGATGATTTAGTTAAATCAATCGAATTTAAGAAGGAGAATAAAAATATGACTAATTTGGAAGAAAAATACGCTGCGTTATCCGAAAAATTAGCGGATGCTACCGAAGCTCACAAAGCAGAACTTCAATCTGTCAAAGATTCATATGAGACTCAATTAAGTGAGTTAAAAGAAGAGCATGATGCTAAGTTTTCTGATAAAGTAGAAGAAATGCTTAAAGTTAAAAACGACTTGAAAGAACTTCAAGAGAAGTATGATGAATTATCCTCTTCTTATGATGAATTACAATCTAAAATGAGCGAAATTAAGGAAGCTGAATTATCCGAGCTCAGAGACAAGGTAACCGAATTATCCGAACAGGTCGGTGCCGGATTATCCGAAGAGGAAATTAAAGAATTTAGCGAAGCTACTTTAAACAGATATTTAGAAATCTTTGGTAATATCGCAAAACAAAACCAACCAGCAAATATCAAGAATGTTAAAGAAGCTCACGCACATTATGAAGATAATAAAGAGTTTGAAGAAGCTAGTCCTCTTGAAAAACTCTCTATGAGACTTAACAAATAAGGAGAGAAGAATATGATAGAAAGTTCAGGACAAATTCTTACCGCAAGAGCAGCAACTGACCTTGCGGCAGTAATCGAAGTAAACGCGGGAGCAGACGGCTTCCACAGAACAAAATATAAGGGATTAATGTTAGCTGATACTTTTCCTGAAGAAGACTCAAGAACCAAAGGTACTTGGGCAGTTATCAGCCAAACCGGTAATGAAGCTAAATTCCTTGGAGTAGTTGGAGACGACACCTCACCACACGCAAACATTAAACTGGACTCAGGCAGTCCTGTTCTCGAATGGTATCAATCCCACAACTTCAAACAAGGAGATGTTATGACCGTGGAAAGAAACGGAATCATTCCTGTAATCGCAGAAGGCGCTATCAAAGAGGGAGATCTCATCTGCCTCGGAGATGACGGAACTTTCAAGAAAACCACGAACATCGCCAATGCTGTAGGACGTTCTTACGAAAACGCCCAAGATGGAGAAGTCTTTAGAGCATTCATTAAAGCATTATAAGGAGAGAGTTAAAGATGAAAGATTTAGAACACTTCACTCACAGTCCGCAAACATCAGGCGGAAGATACAGAAACAACACCACAGTTGCTCCGGAAATCATCAAATACTTAGAAGATGAATCCGATTTAAGACAATTCTTCGTCTCTAAACCAATGAGAGGAGTATTATCCAAATCCTATAGAATCCAAAAAGATGAAGGTGTAGCTGTACAAATCGCAGGTAATGCAGAGGTTCCTCGTGCAGAGGACGTAGAAAAAATGTTCACCGTATTCCTGCACAGAAACGCAACCGGTTACAAGATCGATGATGACGATAGGAAAATCAACGCTGACGACCCAGGCTACGAATCCAGAAAAATGACCAGAGCAATGGAAAGGATGCTCAAAAAAGAAAGACTCGACATGGTTCAAGTCTTCAAAGCAGCTCCTCAGAACTCCATGAGCTACACTGGTTCCTTAACCGTAGACACCATCAGAGCAGCAACCAAGACAATGATACTCACCACCACCGGATACGGTACTGATGACATTCAACCAAGCATGATTTTCATGTCCTATTCCTCATTCGTTGACTTGCAAAACGACCCTAACTTCAAATATGTTCCAGAAATATTTGAAAGAATCCTGTTAGAAGGCAAAATTAGTCCTTCCTCAACCAGAAGCCCACTCAACGGCCCAACAGGACAAACCATCAACGGATTACCAATCTTCCTCGTTAACGAGTTAGAAGATGACATTATTTTAATGGACACCACTAAGGAAGCTCTCTGGTTAAATGAAGACCAAGAACCTACTATTACCGCTTACAGGGATTACGAACACATTTCTGACATCGTAGATATCAGACACGATGAACAGCCTGTATGTGTACGTCCAGAATGTCTTTACAAGATTACTAAAAACTAATCCCTAAGGATATATAATTTTTTACTTTCTAAGATGATGAGGTGAGAAAAAATGGCACGTAAAGCAACAAGTAAAAAAACAACAACCACTAAAAAGACAACATCCAAAAAGAAATCAGAAAACATAAAATTAACCTTCAGACCATTATGGTCTGCAAGCAGAACCTATACGGCTTTCTTGACAAAGAAGACCGTCAAGGTTGAACATGGAACAGAGGTTGTTGTTAATGTACCAATGATTGAAGGATTACCGACATTGTTGACGGTTCATGCGGGGGAGATACTGGAAGTGACTCCTGAACAATTCAACGAGCTTGACGCCCTTGGTTTCATAGAATCACAGGAACAGGTTCAGAGGAGACAGGAACTTGAAAGGAATCTTCCGAAACAACATCCTGAACGCATGACATATGACATGTTAGATAACAATATTGATAATAATATAAGACCGAGACAGGTCTCATCATTATATAATGATAAATTAATAGTAGTTGATTAAGATGTTTACAGTAGATGACATTCGAGGATTGTTGAGGCTGTCTGTGGAGGAATGCTCAGATGATGAGCTTGAAAGATACATAAACCTGTTCACTCTTCAGATCGCCGCGAAAATAGGGAAAGACCCGAACGATGAGGAACTGCTTAATTCACCATTGTTCGATGAAGCCTTGTTAAGCAAGATTGCGTGTCATCTCATTCAACTTGACCCCAAGATTTTCTCAGGGCTTACCGCTTATAAAGTCGGTGATACAAGCGAGGAATTTGATGATATTAACGATATTGAAAAAAGAGGAGTCCCAAGTTGGTGCAGTAGATACGATAATGCTTTAGAGAATTTAACAAATAGTTTTGCTGATGTTAATAATGTCCTTGTATTTAGAAGACGTGGTTTATCAGCACATCCAGGTTGGAAGCATCATGTCTTTTAAACATATAATGACTTATGTGAATCGCCCAGATGAGCGTATAACTCTTATGGGGCAAACTTATGGGGAGAAGGATGAATTTGGTTTCTCAAAGAAGATTTTTGGAGAAATCCAAGAACTTCAAGGGGTAATTCAAAGAGACCAAGATACTGAAATCGCCGAGAAAGGAACAGAATCCGAACCCTTATACACAGGTTATTTCATACCTGATTTCATAATCAACACGGCGAATGTGAATGATTACAGAATAAAATATGAAAGACCACACGAGACTCTGATTCTGAAAATCAGAGAATATAATCCAAACCTGTTTCTTGAACACTCAAGAGACCATATTCAATTAAGATTAATACTGGAAAAGAAAAATGTTTGAATTAGTTATAGATGATTCTGAATTGAAAGATGTCATGAGAAGAATCCAATTAATGGAGGAGCAGGAAGTTTCCGCCGCAACCCTTAATGACATAGGTCAGACAGGGGTTCAGAAGGCTCAGAACCATCTTCGTCAGAATGGAAGCGTGAAGACTCAGCAATTATTGAAGGGCATTTCATTTAAGACATATTCATCCCGCAATAATGAAAGAGTCACATGGAACGCGATGGCTCATAATTCAAAAGGAGATAACTATGCTCCATATGTCGAATATGGAACAATCAAATCAACAGCCAAGCCGTTCATGCGTCCAATGCTGTCTGAAATGGGACCAATAGCCGCCCAGAAAGCCATGGAAGAAAAGCTTAACGCTTTCACGAAAGGCAGGACGACATTGAAGAACAACATTTCAACGCCATCAAAAAGTAACTTATCAACAAGAACAAAAACAAGAAACTACCAAGGTCACGTGAAATACCATAAAAGGGGATAATGAATGAATATCGCCATAAAAACAATATTGGAGGTTCTCGGGGATGAAACAGAGCAAGGATACGCATTGCCTTTTTCACCAACCCTGTCAATTCCAATTTTTCTAAACAAGGATGATACAACAGTTTATCCCGAGATTCGCGTTTCACCATTCATCCAACAGGATGAATACCATGTGAATAGATGGACCAATCATTGTTTAAGGGAATACGTGGATTATCGTGTTGGGAAATTCCAGATCGATATATATGCCAGGGAACTGAGCCTTGTCAATAAGATATATGAAGTATTGAGAATCAGAATGTACGAGTTCTTCAATCTCGAAATATACACGTTTGATTATAATGAATACTTTGAAGTAGAAGATGACCATTACAAGAACATAAGCTATGGGATCGGAGATCTCTTTAATGACATATACTACATAACTGTTGATGAGAAACAGCTCACAAGAACCCAGTCTTTAGATGATTTGACAGATGACAGCTTTTTTGTCAATGATGAAGCCTTATATGTGAAAACCGATTTGGATTTAACAAAGATCAAGATAGCGGTGATAACCCAAGGCAGATTGTTAAGCAATCATGATTCATTATTAAACAGGGGAATAGTTTATTATGAAATATCCTCAGCCAAGAATCTCAGCGAATTGCAAAACAATGAAGTTGAAAGGTTGTCATTTGATATAGAAGTCTTGTTTGGATTGAAAAATCAAAGAAGCAAGATTCCAAAACTAAACAAAGTGATGCTCAATGGCGAGAACTAGAAAAACAAAAACAAAAGCAAAAGCAAAAAAGATTGAGCCAAAAAGATACACTTTTGGTGATATCAAGGAAATGTATGGATATACATTTGCGGAATTAAAATTAAAATATATAATAAATAATATTGATATTAATGACAAGCTCTCTAAAGAAGAGTTCGAAAAACTAAAATAAGGAGAAAAAATAATGGTTGTTAAAATACCTACATTTAGATTATTAGACGTAACTGCTGGAAATTTAGATGTTGTTAGAAACTCCGAGTATCTTTTCGCATATGTCATTGAAGCGACCAAGGGACCTATTCTCACCCCTACTTTCGTTCGTTCCAATGGTGAAGCAAAAGATATCTTCGGAGTAGATTTTGGACCTCATTTCGACCAAAATCCAAAAGGACTGCTTATTGTCAGAGTACAATATGATGGTATGGAGTACAACTCTATCCAATACACATTTGAAGAAGCAGGAAGTTACACCATAAGAAGAACCAGTAAAGGAAAACCAATAGAAGACACCAAAGTATTAATCAAGAAAGATCCAGATTATGATGGATACAGATTAATCCTCAAAGTCCCTGAATTAGGAGAAAAAACCTATAAAGGTATCAGTTCATTAGGAAACGTATTCGACCGTATCCAAACCATGGCTGGAGATTACCTTGAAATCGTTGACGATGGTTTAACCGCCGAAAAGAATGATGGTCAGGATTATTTAGTAACCGCTACCGACAACAAGCTCAAAGGTTACTTTGAAGTCACCTCAGAAGCAGGAGACGGTGTGTTAACTGGAGGTTCTAATGGTAAAGTGCAAACTTCCGAAGCAGGAGAACCTACTGTCACCTACACTTATGAATCATACACTCCTAAAAAATATGTGCTCACAACCAGCATCCTTGAAGACAATTCCGGTTCAAACTCATTCTTTGTCGATGCAAACGGAACAACCAAAACTTCCAACAGCGATGCAGTAACCACCTTTGAAGATGGAAAAACCGAAGACGATTACACCGAAGTATTTGAACAAAAATCCCATACCGAAACCGCTGAGGCAACCTACATGGATGTAGGAGCTGACGGAACTCTCGTTCCATCCCAAGCAACCGACATCGATGACGACGCTAAAGCAGCAGCCGCAGCAGGTCAGAAGAAAGTATTTGAAAAAGCATTCAGAGAATTAGAGGGAGAAGATGTTCTCGGAGTATCAGTATTATCCAGATCTCCAATACCACACGATGTAATGGTAACCCACGTCAACAGTATGAACGAAGAAGATGTCGCAAGAATCAGATTCGGTATCACCGGATTCATCCCAGAAAGTTCTGGAAAAGACTTCAACACGGGCGTTAAAAACAAACAAACCCCATACGGCTCTGCCGGAGCATACATCCAGGCAATGAGCGAAGCAGAAGCATACAACGACCCATACATCATCTACATCGGTCAAGGTGTAGTATTCAAAGAAGACGAATACTCCCAAGCAACCTACCTCGAACCATGGCAATGTGTACAATTATACACCGGTATCCGTTCTCACCTCGCATACCAGTACGCAATCTTTGGTGGAGAAGACAAGAAAGTTCTCAATGGTGTAAAAGACATCATTCCATTCGATTACAATATGGATATGAATGCTCTCAGAAACACCATGATTGAAATGAACCAAGCTGGATGTATCATCTTCAAGAAAGAATATGGTAAAGTAACCTTTGTAGAAGGAGTAACCACTTCCAGTTCCGATGTCTTATCACACGAGTCCATCATGTCAATCGTGGCTCATGTAGAGAAAAGACTCATTACAATCTGCAAGCCTTACCAAGGTCAGAACTTAACTGAGGACTTAAAAGCTACCCTCAGAACCGCATTATCAAATGAATTAAGAAACATCACCGAAACCGATAAATCATTAATCTCTATCGAAGAATACGGCCTCACCCCATGGGATGTAGATGTATCCTCAGCAGCAATGGTAAGATTCGATGACAAAGGTACTCTTATCAGAGAATCCAAGATTGTTATCAGAACCAAGATTGTGCCTGTTGGAGCTTTAAGAGATATTGATTTAGGTGTAATTGTAATATAAGGAGGAATAATTAATGGCAGACGAAAACTCAACTCAAATCTGGACTAATGGTTATATTGTTCTCGGAGCTTCAACCAGAATCCCAGTAGAAGAAGTATCTATCGATTTAAGTCGTGATTTAAAAGAATATTACAATTCAGGAAGCCCAAAAGCAGCAGCTCTTATACCAGGAAATGAAAAGATTGATTTTAAAATCAAAAGAATCTTTTCCAACATCACCTTGATGAACATTTACCTGAAAAGATGTCAGTTCAACATGGTTCTTTTCAACAACACCGCTGACCCGGGAAACAACGCTACCGGACAACAGGTTTGTGCTTTAACCGGTTGCTTATTAGAAAAGAACAGTTTAGGAACTTTAGGTAAAGGGGATCCGGTTGAAGAAGATGTAAGTGGTAAAGCTTTAGATATCACCTTTAACATCACCGAAATCGCATCCTTTGTAAACCCTACCTGTAACAACTTATAAGAGCGTTTTTAATGATGATCCTATCATAGGATTGTCATTTTTTCTATTTTTCATATTTAATATACATTATAATAAGTGTAAGATTTCAAAGATAAAAGCATCCCCATTTAGTCTTGTCGTGACGAGCGGCGAATTAGGTGCTCTATGGGTTCTTTGATTTTACACTTTTTCAATCAAATTAACAACACACTACTTTTTTTAATTAATCTTTAAATATTCATATATCTCATATTTAAATTATAAATAATATGAGGTAATGAAATGAATAACGATTATATCATACCAAATGAAGACTGGGACAGTCAAGAAAAAAAAGAAACCGTCAGAATGAAAAACGCAGATCTTCCAGAAGGATTAGAAATCATAGAAGACAAAACCTACACCGAAAAGGCTTTAGAAGACATTCAAGAAGCCGCAAAAGAAGAAGGTCTCGAAGGAACTGAGAACCTTGGAGGAGAAGGCGCGTCACCAGAGGAAGTTATCGCTGCAATGAGAGCGGAATCTATGCCAGAAGGAGCTGTCAAAGCTAAAGTAGAGTATGAAGATAAAAAAATCAAAGAATTCAAGGAAATCACCGCTACAAGAGACATGCTTTTCAACAGATTAAAAAAGCCTGTAAAAGTATACATTGATGTTGGAGAAGATCCGGCAACACATGAACCGGTGAAAATGTCATTCATGGTTAGGAAATTATCCGAGACAGAAAACAATCACCTGTTGAATCACAGATTAATCGGAAAGAAACTCAATGAATTAACCATGGCAGAATATGAGGAATCCATGGCATTCAGAAGAAGAACTCTGGCTTCAACTGTCATTCAACCAAGATTAACTGAACAGGAATGGGCGGATAATGTTGAAAATGGTATTATTGTAGCACTCTTTGATGAGGTTCAAAAGGTATTAACGGATATTTCCGATGTAGACTCATTTCAATAAATATTATGAGCAGATCAAGGATTCAAGACAATTGCAGCTTGATGGTGAATTATGCCTAATGTTAAGGAAGACACCATCGGAAATAGGTGAACTTGAAAGAAAAGGATTTCTTTCATATGAGGAGAAAATGTTTTTATACGCTTTCCTGCAATGGAGGCAGGAATTTCAATTAGAATATCATGTTAGTTTATTTTAGCATAACCGTTTAATGGTTATGCTTTTTTTTTAGAAAAATTTCAATAAAAAGGTCGTAAAATAATGGTTCAAGAAGATATGAATATTAACATGTCCTTTGTGGCAAAGGACATGAGCGGTATTGTAGCGGCTCAGACAAACCTCAACCAACTGGTTGGAGTATTCTCCAATGTTGGTGAAGGAATCGCTAGAAATGTCGGAGCTATAGACGCCGCAGTAGCAACCGCAGGGGTTAGCCTCGGAATTTTATCAACACAAGCCGCAAGGGCATATGGAGAATTTGAAAGAGGACAGGCTATTGTACAAACCGTTTCAGGTTCAACTAATGCGGAAATGCAGATACTCGGTCATACAGCTCAACAATTCTCATCAGAATTCAGGATGGGAATAGATGATGTGAACGAAGGTCTGACAACATTAGGCAGAGCCGGTTTGACAGATGTGAACAATCAGATAGAAACATTAAGACAAGGATTTTCTTTGGCTAAGATTGAGGGTATGAATTTAGCTACGGCTTTGGAAGAGATTGTTCAAACCACTTCATTATTAGGTGGTGACATTCAAAGTAGCGATTTTGGTATGGATACTGAAAAAGTCACCAATATGCTTGTAGGAACATCCTTAAGTGGCCCTTTGAACGTTAATGATGTTGTTCAGACCCTGAAATATGTTGGAGGTACCGCGGCAGCCGCAGGAGCGAACTTAAGCAATGAAGACCTATTATACGACCTTATGGGTACTACATCAGCTTTCGCTCAAAAAGGTGTAGTTGGTTCAATGGCCGGTACCGCATTAAGAGCCTTCCTGTCCAAACCAGCTACACAGGATAGTTCAGTATGGGAAGCGTTGAAGGAAATAGGCTTAGAACCGTATAGTCTCTGGGAAGATGGTCAACAGGAAATGAAACCAATCTCAGAACAGATTCGTATCATTCGTCAGGCAATGAAAGATAATAACAAATCCACAATGGACCAGCTTGAAATATGGGGGAAACTTGTTGGTACAAAGATGGGCCAGCAGATGATGAAGCTTGATGAAAATACGATTCAAGAAAGCACCGCGAAAATCCGTGAGAAGGCAAGCGCGGAGACTTTGGCTAATAGGAGCATGCAGAACTTCGCTTCACAACAAGAAGAGATAATGAAATCATTGGAAACCATTTGGAGAAATTATGGTAAGACCATAGCTGATGTCTTATCTCCAATACTTGAGATAATGAAGCCAATTGTTGATTTCCTTGCGAACGATTCATATGGTAGTAAGTTTGCTATCTGGGGTATTGTCGCTATAGTTAATACTCTTTTAGGCAAGGCACTTGGTTCTATCCGAGAAGTATTGAAGTTTGTTACAGAATTGGTTTCCAAGGCTCGAGAACAGGTGAGTTTAACAACTCAAGAGTCAGCAACAACAGAAGAATTATTAGCTCAAAATAAAGCATTGACTGGTGAATTAGAAAAACAGGCTCAGGCGAAACAAAAGATAGCCACATACTCCAATGTTGATGAAACACATATGAGATACCAAACCGGAGGAAACGGTTTTGGAAAAACCTTATATATGCATCCAGATGCGGTTAACGCATTAACTCCCGCCCAAAGAACTCAAAATGGATTATTATTAAATGAATTACAAGCCCTTAAAGAAGTTGGGAACACAAATGCCGCCATCAAAGATGAGTTTAAGAATGTTGTTCAGAGTTATTATCAGCAAGAAGTCGCTCCGTTCTTAGCGATGGGAGGAGATAAAAGTGATTTCTCAGGTTATATTGATGCAAGTGTAATAGATGAGAATCTCCCTAATACAATGAAAATGTTTGGTGGCGATTACAGCCCAGAACTTCAATATCACATCCGAAATGAATTAGGTCGACAAATACGCAATGCCGCATTATATGGGAAAACCGATGCGAACGGCAACATTAAAGTTAGATATATCGGCAATATGATAGCGGATGCTTTTGGAGGAGCTATATATAAAAGCGGAGACTTTTCCGGAAACATCTTTTCATATGATAAAGGGCTTGGTCAATATGGTGTTTTGAATGCGAAAACAGGAACATTAGATACTCGTAAGGATTCAACAACAGGATATTTCGGTGTATCAAATTATGGACAATATGAAGACAAACCGGGAAATCCGGGAAAAGCCGTCGCCCTTATGGATCCAAATAAATTCATATCATCCGATGATGGCATGAATTATAGAAGAACTGTTTTAGATAGGATAAGTCGTGATTTAAGTAACACTACTCAGGGTTTAAATGATATTAACAATTCTATCGTTTCCGCAACTAATGTATTTTCTCAGAGCATGCCTCAAAATAATACAGCGCTTCAGACGGATGCCGCTACGGGAAATTCAAACTCATCATCTGATTATAAGCGTAATTGGGGAGATAAGGTTTCAACGAATTGGGCTAACAATCTGAACCGTGCGGCTGATAAATTATACGAAGCGGCAAGAAGATTAAGTAGTGATGATTTATATTATAATCGATTAGATAGAAATCGACGAGAATTCATAGGAAATTCATATGATGCAAATGGACAAAGAGTGAGCGGTAATGTTAAAATTAATCCAGCGACAAATCAGGTTTATATTAAAGCCGATGATGGAAAGTGGATTAATAAAGGAGCGCAATTCAGAGGCAAGAAAGATGAAGAGTACGAAGTTTTAGAATACTCTAATTATTCAAAAGATTCTTCATTTGAACAGAGAAAACCTGTTATTGTTAGGGATAGATATAATAAAGTATTGCGATATGATTACAATAAGGATGATTATTATCCTGTAACTTTAAATGATACTCGTTCAGAACAAGCCAGATATGCAGCGGAAGCTAATAGAAGATTATATAACACAAGCAGAAGTGTTAAATATAATAAATTAGATTACGCTGGAAATGAATTTGTTCATTTCCAGGAAAATGATATAGATGAAGACAAGATCAAGAACCTCGGCTCCGACACTCGTCTGCAATCTCAGGCAACAGGACAAAAAGGACATTATGTCGCCAAGATCAATCCGGAAACAAACGCATTGGGATTAGCTCATGCAATGGAAGATGACAGAGGTTTCCAATGGGTTACATGGAAATGGTACGCTGATAGAGGAAAAGGGTTAAGCAATGAAGAATTATCACCATTTGGCTTGTCACATCCTGTGATTAATGGAAAAGAAGATAGAACAGTATTGCAGCATATGGTTGATGGGGTTGCAAAAGATATTGTTACAAATATGGAAAGAAACCCTGTTGCCGTGAGACAAGCGATAATCAATCAAAGAGATACTTTTGCGGGAGCTCAACGTCCATCAAAACAATATAGAGATTCCATATCAACAGGAGTGAACGGAATTGATATTGACAAATATTATCCTTATGGATATAGCGACAAATATGACACATATTTAGCTAAGAACAAAGAACAAACACCAAGGGATAATACGGTCAATGGATTATTGAATACAATCGTAGATAGCTTAGGCACTATTAAAGGTCATACAAAACTCCTTAATAATATCAAGGGATATCAGGATAATATCAGTAGTAAAGTCAGCAGTATCTATTATGACTTGAATAATTTTATTAACAGAAACACATACACATCCTTGAATGGAGATCAGAAAAACAATATTGGATTAGAATCAGGTAAGGCAGCGTTAGCTAGGGATTTAGGTGTTTATGATGACAACATGTCAGCAATGCGTCTTAATATTGATGAAAGATTAAGAAATATTGAAAATACATATCCGTCCACCGGTAGCGGAAGATTCAAAACATATAATGATTCAGACATTCAAAGAGAATACAGTCAATTAATCGGGATCAAAAAAGAATTGGATAACGCCGAATATGCTCTAAACGGAAGACCTTTTGGAAATCAGTTTAGGGATAAATTCCTAGCGATTGATACGGAAAACACGGGTCTCGATCCAAGCAAACATAGGATGATTCAGGTTGGCGTTCAGAAATTTGAAAACGGAATAGCAACAACAGGTTTTGAGAAGAACATAAATCAGCCTGATGAAATCGCCCGACTTATGGAGCAAGAACCTGATTCTCCCGCTCTTAGAATGTTGCATAATATTGATGGGCTGAGATCAAATAACACTTTCGCAAATGGAGTTTCAGAACTCGATGCCTTAGTTGATTTGTTTAATATGTTCAAAGAGGAAGATGTTCTCTCAGGAGCAACTCCTTTAGTCGGTCAAAATATCACTTATGATATGAGTATGTTAAGGGAAGCCGTGCTTAGGAATGAAGAATTCTTGAAAGCCGCAGGATATGGCATTAATGACTTTAACAATATCAGATTCATAGACACTCAGACAATAGCATCAAGAGGATTTAATTTCTCAGATAACAAATTAGGCACAATCGCGAGAAACCTTGGCATTGATTTTAATGGAACACAACACACGGCACTTGCTGATGCGGATGTCACCGGAAAGTCATTAATTGAAATGTCAAACATTATTGATGCCGACATACCTCGTGATACATTGCAACATATTATTAATATAGAGAATCTTTTAAGGAGACAATTTGGAGGAACAAGACAAAGATTAAACTCTAACTCACAACAGTCATCAATAGGAGGCGAATCTTCCACAATAAATAATCCAGCTTCAGGCTTTGAAGACGAAACACTTATCCCCAATGAAAATAACGATTCTCAAAAAACTCGTAGAGGATTTCTTCGTTTTTCATTTAGAGATGGTTGGAGAAGGATTGCTGATGGTTCTACAGAATATTTACGTTCCCCAACGGGTGATAAATATCATCGTGCATTTGGAGAATCTGATTGGTTTGATGAAAATAATGAACGCGTTTCTACTATTTTACCTCATAAGGAATTTATGCAATTAGAGGGACAGGCTCTTGAGGATGCTATTGCATATCAGAATACGGTCATCCCTAAACATGAGGAATATAATAAATTAATGAGTCAACGTGAGCAATTGTGGAAACAATTTGAAGAAGCGAGAGACATTCATTATGCGGCTGGATTACATGGAGATGTTGAAACTTATGAAGCTTATGGTCAAACCGCAACCGTACTTCGAAATAAAGTAGAAGAAATTGATGATCAATTATATGAAATAATGCCGTTTTTAGATATTGATGAGGCAGAAGAACGCAGATTAGAGTATGTTGGACAAAGAAAAGAGCTATTAGATCAGATTTCTGACTTGGAAAGTGATTTAGCGGTTAATGAAGGTAGACCTATTCCAAAAACGGAACGTAGACCAAAGCCTGGAAGTAAATGGCGTTATGAAGACGCTAATCAAATCGCTAAAAACACACTTGACGAAGCTATTGAATCAGCGAAAAAAGAAGCGATTACTTTTATGGGAACGAAGGAGTTTCAGGAACGTTTCCCAACAGAAGTTATTCCAGATAATTATATGAACGAACCCGGTAGGAATAATTTCAGAAAACCTAGGGCAGGCAGTAAGAATTATGAAAAACGTCTTGAAAAATATGAAACAAGAGTAAGAAATTATGAAAATAAGAGAGATGTTCTTGCGGAACAATTTGGATATTTAACAGACCTTCGTAATAGTCCTGCTTATAATGTCTTTGATGAGAAAGGGGAACTTGATGATTATTTATTAACAAATTCAACAAGCAAGAGTTTTGGTCCCGGATCAAGAAGCGGTAAAAAACTTTTAAATGATATTTGGAGAATAAACACAAGAAACAAAGAGAAGATTGAAGTCTCCAATGGGTATATAGAGATTGAAAGAGACGCCGCCGAAATCGAACAGGAAACAAGAGAAATCAGAGAAAAGAGTGAAAGGATAAAGGCAAAATTAGCAGCTAAAAAAGAACAACTGGCTCTCATTGAAGCGAAAATTGATAAAGCAGATCAAATGTCAATATACCATGAGAATGCCGCTTTCGATCCAAGAACTGATATCTTTAATCTTGATGATATCAGCAGGAGAACTGATGATACCCTTAATGTCATCGCTAAATATCTGCAAGGACTTGGATATGATATGACACTTGGAATGGTTGGAGATGATATTGTCAAAGCCACAGTTCTCGGAAGTCTTGAAGACATGCCTTTGGTTTTACCCGAAGAGGTACAGAAAATCAGACAAGGTGCGTTGCCTGAACAAGTTCTCAGCAAGGATATAATCGATGCAAGAATGTTGGATTTCACACCAAACGCTGGACCTATTACGGGTGTAGAGGCTGCTCAATTAGCAATGAACCAGATTACTCAATTAATTATTGATAGTGGTAAGCACGAACATCTCGGTCAAGCTATGAACCCAATACAAATCATTGATAATATTTTTAGAGGAACAACTCCTAATCCATATACATTGATTTCAATGAAGGGAGGGTTTAACAATGAGGAACAGGCTAGGGCTTTTGCTCAGATGATTAATCCAGTTTTCTTGAAAGATGTCATGAGTGGCATGATTGATCGTGATAATTGGACATTGGACCTTGATCCTGACAGACTTCAATACTTTGGATTAACCCCTGATATGGTATTTGAGGAATTGCAGCATAGTTTCGGCAACATTTCAATGTCACTCTCAGATAACCAGATAAAATTCAACCCTACCAATGATACAGATAAGCATCAAATAAGAAATTGGATAAGCGAAGCTCAAATTAATGGAATTTCCGGAATCAAACCTATTGATTTTGATGGTCATATATATAAACATGATGTTGAAGGACAGCCTGAAGAGTGGCGTATTCTCACTCGGGGTAGTAATGTTGGTTTCTTAGATAGCATCCTAGGAACAGATGAATATAAAGACGCATTTGACTTCATTACAACTGATTTCAGAGATGTGGAAGCTACTCGAGGAGTCGAAGCTGCCAGAGGGGTGATAACATCTCAGTTAAAAGCAACATTACAACGTCTGGGGCTTAATATTTCAGATGATATTATTAAAGCTATTACTTATATGATGACGCAATCAGGCAAAGTTATTTCTGTTGGTGATATTGTTCATCAAAGAAACAATCCTTTGGAGAGAGCGGCTTATGAAAATAGTATGAGAGTAATGTATGATGCTGCCCTGCATGGGGAAACAGCTCATACCACCCCTACTGTCAATACCATTATCGGACAAGGTAGCGAACCTTTATTAGAAACATTGGATGCGGATACAGCGGAGAGGATTATTCATGAAGAACACAGTTCTGATTACATCAAGACATTAGTTGATGAAAACTATGTTGGAGATCCTGGAGATATTGAGAAAATTTTGAAAAGTCAACGGGATGAGTATAATACAATGTTGGCTAAGGATACCCGTGAGAATCCACAACGGGCCAGGGTTGTTGCGGAGCAATCAAATCCTATTCCTCCTGCCGCTTTTAAGGATGCAAGAAGTCTTCAGTTATTACAGATGCTGGCTGCTGAGTCACTTAATAAGCAATATGAGATAATGAATGGTACACAGGGAGCATTAGCTGATCTGGATAAACGCAGACAATTATTAATGGAAAAGAAAAATGCTTTGGCGGCGAAAATTGAAAGCGATGCTCAAATTGATGAAAATGATAGGATCCAGTTGGAAGAACTGGAATCTCGGATCAAAGGTATTGACGCTGCAACCGCAGATATCAGACAAGGAAAAGCCGCTTTTAGTTATGCCGAATTGAACAGGTCTGCTAGTGAAACATTGAACCCTAACCCTCTTTACGAAGAAGATCTAGCTGTGATCAGGCAAAGTCTTCAGGAACGTGTTGATAATGGCAAAATGGCTCAATCAACAATGGATTATATTTTATCAGGAGAAGGAGAACAAAGGGGTCCGTCAGCATGGGATAGTGCTGGAATCCTTAAAGAAGAAAGTATTGAAACAATGGCGTCAAAGGTTCGAGAATTACCTCCTAATGAGGTTTTCGAGGGAGTTGAGGATCTTTTTGAAGAGTTAAGAAGAAACTCAATCAATGATTATGACGCTTATCAATTTATTAATTGGATTGGCAAACAATTCGGAATGGAGTTAGATGGAAATGGTGTTGCTGATCCGACAAAAATTGTTGGTGGATTACGCAGCAATGTTGGAGCGAAGGGTTTTCATGGAATGGGAGCTGTGCCAATTAGAATGGCAGGCATAATGCAGGTTATGGAAGCTCTTAGGGATTCTGACGCCAGCTTGCCTGAGGGAGCTATTCCAATGCCTCGTCTTGAAAAGACACAAGGCAACCTCAGCAACCCTATTTATAATATGACCGAGGGTTTGACTAATGAGGTTATGGCTGCGAAAGTTGTGGCCGACACATACCGTGTCACTCATGCCCGTATGGAAGATTTATTGTATAGTACAAGCATTATAGCTCGAACTGATGGAAGAACGGATTTAAGATATCAAACAGAAGAACTTCAAAAATTGAATGACGAATTTGACGAGTTATTTAAAATCGATATAGACGGCAGAAAACGAAGTTTCTTTGGTTTGGATAATGAAGACTGGGCTGATCCGGCAATTGTTGAAGAATTCAACAAGCGAGTTAAGGAAAGAGAAGAATTCATTCAAAAATATTATGAACGAATGATCGCATTCCGAGAACAAATCAAGGAAGAAGATGCCGGAATCATCAGAGAACAAGAGAAAGCTATTCATGCGAATAGCGAACTCGGGTACTATCACACTTATGATGAAGAAGGAAATTATCTTGGCCTTACTCCTACAATCAATAGGGATGGCGAATTCAGAGATATTGACAGAGAAAGAAAGACAATTCGTGCGTTAAAGGAAAGATATCCTAATATGCCTGAACTTGATGAACCAAAAATAACAACAATAGGGGATGTCACTCCTTCATTTAGTCAGGGATCGCTCCTTAATGATGAAGTTGAGAAAGGAGTATTCACCATTCCAGAACCAAATCAAGTCGAAAACATGGCTAAAACAATAGAGGGATTAAGTGATCGCAATAAGGCTCAACAAGAGAAATCCCAGGCTTATTATCTAGACAGAATTGTCAATGGTACATTAAGAGAACAACAAGAAGCCTACTCTCGTTTCTATGCAAAGAATTATGATGAGCTAATCAACTGGTTCAGAGCATTCCATGTTGAAGATGATGTCATAAACAAATTCATATCAGAAAAAGGAATTCTTCATGACAATCTAAATATCGCCAGATTATTAAGTCAATTCGATGATGCTATAGACCAGGGTATCGCTCCGGTTCACACCGTCAAAGCACTCATTGATGAATTGGACGAGACGAGAAATCCTTATCGTAGAATGAAAATTCATGAAGGGCGTGGAGACACCCCTGAAAGCGTAAGAAGCTACCCATTCAAAATGCTGGCGGAAAATGAACTGTTAAGCGCACAAAAAGGATTCTTTGATCATGACAAGTTTATAGAATGGTGGAAAGAAGCTAGTGTAGAAGAACAGGAATTGTTTGGACGCAATATCAAACAAGGTGTTTATGCTCGTCAGGCCGATACTCCAAATTTACCAGGTTTTGATGATTTCCTAACCGAAGAAGGTCAGAAGCAATTCGGAACAATAACTAATATGTTGAATTTTGAGGAGAAATTGGAGGAAATTAGGCAAATAGAATCTCAACAATTATCTGCTTTAGAAAGAATATTGAGCGAGGGAAGATTCATAAATCCTGATGATATGAATGAGATTAATGATCAGTACTTCAATAGTGAAGAGTATAAGGCTTCTGAACGTGGTAAAAAATTACGAGAAGCAAGTGGATCATATAATTATGAAGGTGGAATGTTCTTTGGAACAGGCAGCGAAATCATGGACGATTTAGCCGATGAATTTGCTTACAATATTAAGGAAGCCGATATGACACCATTTTGGTGGTCAGATTTGCCTGATAAAGAAGTGCCTAAAAATAAATCAGCTCCATCTTATAAAGGTATGATTACTGCCGGTGGTCAAATATATCCTGTGACAGTTTCTCCTGAACAAATTGAAAAAATTACAAACAAAGTTACAGAAACAAGTCGTCGCAACCAGGCTAAAGCAGATGTTGACCGAGGATTTAATGCATCAAATGGCATGTTCTTTGGTACCGGAGTTGTTGATGAAAAAACATTGAAAGAAAGACTAAAAACTTCAGATTCAAAGCCAACAGAAGGTATACTTAGCCGTATTAAAAATTGGATGACAACACCAGGGGAACTCAATCTCAAGGGACTTTCAACAGGATTTAAAGGATTAGGTTCAGCCGCTTTATCTGTTGCAAACATGATGGGTGGACCAATGATGGCCGCAATGACTATCTTCCAAGGTGTTATGCAAGCTTATTCCGCAGTAGTTGAAAAGGAATCCGAAAGAATTACAAAAATCCAAACAGAGACATCCGAGGCTCAGGAGAGATATTCACAAGCTGAATCAAATTTCCTAACCAGCAAAGAACGAGCTGATGAAAACTTCTCCAATGTTAGTGAAGATGACAAGGAAACAGCAATCGAAGAAGCTTTGAAAGAAGGTCGGGATAAAGATGTTACAATGCAGGATCTCAGACTCTTAACGGATGAGAATCTCGAGTTAACTGAATCAGAACAGCTCAATAAAGATTTAACCGCTCTTGAAGCAAATACTCGATTATTATATACATCACAATTGCAAATGACCGCGGCATTAAGAAATGAAGCTAATGTTGAAGATGATACCGGACAATTAGGACATTACGGAACACAAGCTGATTTCACGGAATGGTATGAAGGTAGCGGTATTAAGAATTCTAAAGATGAATATGGTTTGGGAGATATACTTGACATTAATGCTTGGAAAACAAAATTTGGACTCACAGATAAAGGAGAGGAATATCTTGAAGATATTGCTCAATCATCTGAAAATGGATTGCAGTTTACTACTCGTATTAAAAACGCTGAGGATTTGGAAACAGATTTTGAAAAGTTAGCGGCGTCATTTGATAAAAGGAATGTTGGCGGAAATGATATATCAACAATCTTTGGAGGAAATAAGGGATTATATCCTCAATATAATAGTTATTGGAATGATATTGGTACTCACAATGGAGGATACTCAGCAACTCAATTAGCGAAACTTGGAAAACAATATGATAAACAATTAAACCGCTTTGAACGTAAGAACTTTAGATTTGAATTCAAAAATGGTCGATTAGTTCTAAAAAATATTCAAAACATTGATAAGAAATTCGCTAATCTTGGTCAGCGTTTAGGTATTAGTAAAATCGCGGCCCAACAATTAGTAATGTTACATACTTTAAACGATTTATATCAAGTTGCTGAAACACAAGTTAAACCTGAATTAATTAATCAAACACAAGGATTATACTCTCAATTAGCTACCAGCAGCGGTATTCACTCTAATACTGGATCAAGTGTTAGTGTTGAGCAGGCAATGAACCAAGGTTTAGCTGTTATTAGTCAACAATTAAGTCAAGTTATTGTCAGTACAGCGAATGAAGCAGCTGTTGATTCCTATAACGCCGTATCTGATACTCCGGTAGAGAGTGTTGGAGAATTAAATAAAATAATTAAAGATGGAAATAAAAGCAGCGATGAGTATAAGAATGCGGTAGAAGCAATGGATACCAAATATAAAACTCAAGCATATCAGGCGAAATATTATGAAAGATTGAACGCCGGAGATACTCCAGCCGAAGCTATGAAGAAAGCTCAAAAAAGTTCTGAAGAATATTTGAAAAAATATGGAGTAGAAAATGGTTCATATTGGAAAACCCATCAAAAGTATACTGATATAGCTAAGGAATATGAGAGTCCAACTATTGGAAATTTCATGAAAAGACTTGCATCAAATATTCCTGGTTTTCCATCAAGTGGTTATTCAGATTATAACGCAACAGATATCATGAAACTTAATGACGAGGTTGTTAAGAATAATCCAGAAGTTATTAAATACTTGATGAACTTAACAAACACAATCAATGAAAGCAATATGGATGCTGAAGATGCTGCTGATGATGAGACAGGTGGTTCCGGAAGAGGCGGTGGCAAAGATTATGACAACAACAACAGGCAGCGTTATGTTCAATTAGCCATCTGTAACAAGAAAGCCATACCAAAACTCAATGTGAACCTGTTCAAAAAAGCTCCGAGCTTCACGGTCATGAATAAGAACTTCAAGCTCCGTGACATCAAAATCAACACAGCTGACAAGGCAAAGAATATTGAGAGCGCGGTTAAGAACGCCATCATTGATGTTCAGGAAAGATCCGATCCTAAGATCATACAGGATGAGGAAGCGGAGTACGACCCAGTCGGAGCTACCGATGGGGACAACCTCCCTACCGGAACAACCCAGACAAACAACAACTAATGAGGTATAAGATATTATGACAGAGTTTTCATTAACAAAAGGTTCTGTCTTGATAATCCCCGGATATACTGACGCGGAGAACCTGCAGAACTATTACAATCAGAAGAACAACAACAAGAAGACCTCATCCTCAGAAGATCTGGGGTCTTCATACACCGACAAGACCACAGGAAGTACAACGAACAGCATAGTGTCAAAGGATGATGTGACCAAGGACAAGTACAAGAAGGTAGAACCACCTCATGCGATGTATTTCAATGTCCGGAATGTTGAATTCACACCACATGGGAAGGATTATGAGGAATTCGATTCCGCCCAGGGAATGATACTTGTTGAAAAGGCTTGCGACAGGTTCGCCGAGGTTCAACTCGAAGTGCTTGTCCATCAAAGGCTCAGCTCTGTAACGGGAAAATTATCATATGAGAACAACAATCAGGATGTCGACATACACGTCGAGGACTTCCATTACAATACTGATGAGGAGTTCTCATTCCTATGGGTTTATCCAGAGGATTATGATGACAAGTTTGTGGAATTGAGAAAATCATTCTTCGACAACCTGCAGGGCAGGCCGCTGACCGTCATTTCTCCATTATTCCCTACAATCGTTGTGGGATACATGACCGAATGCGATTACAGCATAGGGGAGGGAGAAGAGGAATCCGCATGGAGCATCACCATCAGGGAAGTAAACAACTGGGGATTCTAAAATGTCAACTAAAAGATATGATTACAACGGACTTTCAGAAGTGTTGAGAGTAGAAACATACCCTGATGGCAAGATCCATGATTACATCACAGCCTTCGACCTTGACTGCGACAAGAACGACATCGTGACAACAGTAGTTCTGCACATGCCTTATGATCCAGACTTGATGGCTTATTGGGAGCCAGGTCGGATGTCATGCGCCATTTATGGCGGAACATATGACCGGGAGAAGCTGTTCTCCGGGAGAGTCAGGGAGATCATGCACACGGGGTATGAGATACAGGTCACATGTGAGAATATCGGATGGAAGCTCAAGCAGTTGTGTCCGGCTTCCGTCCTGGATTATCTTGATGGCAAACCAGTCAAGGATGTTGTATACACATTATTAGGAATGGCCAATGTCAAATACCATGTGAATCTGGATGGAATAACCGACCTGAACAAGTATGTATATGAAAGCGGAGGCTCGGTCGCCATAGGAGGCACAACGGTCGAGTCAATTCCCGATCTTAATCAGGTAATCAAGAACATGAAAGGAAGCGATATAGACCAGGCTGTGGCCGATGCGAAATATACAAAGGAAAACACGGAAGTCAGCAGGGAATTCAATAACAGAGAACTCTACAAACTGACTCAGGTTGTAGGGTCAAGCAATTATTATTACCCTTCATCAATCCGCAACTCATGGACGATCAATAACAATGTTAATTTGAAAACGGCTTCAAGGATAACATCAAAGAATGATCTGGAGAATCTGTCGGAATATTATGTGACCGGGATAGACAAGAAATCAAGCGCCTACAAGAGCCTTCAGAAGAAGATGAAATCCGAAGCCAAGGCGAAGGCGAAAGCCGCCGCGAAGGCTTCACAGGAATCAGAATCATCAGGAGATTCATCATCTGATGTGCCGTCATCCGATTCAACATCCTCTGAAACAACACCGGCTCCAAAGCCAAAGGCGTACAGCAAAGCCTACTACAAACAGATATGGGAAGCCTGGTACGGCAATGCGACATCCCATAGCGGTACGGGCAAGCAGGCATGGATAGACAGGGCTTATAAGAAACAAACATATTACGGCACTCCCGCCCAGAACAGGAGAAGAATTCAAAGAACAATTGAAAGTCAAAGATACGTAAGCGGGGTTCACCTATGACACAGGTTTTCGATTCAATATATACCCATTTGAGATGGGCTTATCCAACATACAGCAAGAAACAATTATACAGCTTCTCAAAAAGACTGGCCGGAGCCCGGTGCGCATGGAGAAACATAGCCCTCATAACTAATGAGATGGGCGGTCCTTTCTCCCATTATAAGAACCAGAATGCTCTGATAAGGGATATCATGAGGATAAAAGGATGTGAAACGTCCTCCTCCGATGACCTTGAAGAACCTGACGCTACTGATGAGGAGTCATTGTTAAGCGGTGATTCAGAATCATCAGGAGGTGGTTCTTCCGGAAGCGGCTCATCCGATTCCGATGATTCCTCAGCGGACAAGGCTGATAATGAAGATTTAACCTTTGATGATGTTCTTCACAGCATAGCATCAGCGATTGACGCTCATTATTACATAGTTAATGATACAGTATATTTTGTATCCTTTAACACATTATTCGCCGGAGGGTACAAGGAAACCGGCTTTCCTGACAAGCCGATAGTGATTGATTATTGGATGCAGGAAGATGGAAGTCTTGATGTTGATGTCAATCAGGCGGGGATGATAAATACTGTCATCCTGCATTACAGGAATGGAACTGTCAAAGTATGCAATGAAGACCTTGTTAATATATATGGCGAGGTTTCTGCAACCTATTCCGACAAGACCCTTTCATATACTCAAGCGAGGGTGAAGGCAGAAGCATACTTGAGTGCGAACATTAGAGATTTTAACATGACCGTTCAAGTATCTGCACTCTATAGTGGTAAGCTTGCGGTCGGACAATACATAAAATTAAGAAACCCCCTCACAATGACGGAAAACCTTTACTACATATACGGCTTGTCAGTAAACTGGAACGCTGGTGAAAAAACATTCGTGGCGGACCTCGACCTGAGGTACGGCCCCGAAAACCCCGACAATCCGGAAGTCCCGGAAACCGGTGGCGGATATTATACTAATAACAGCAGCGGAAGCAGCGGCGGTGGTGGCCAGATGGCTGGAAACCCATCAGGCACCGTGGCTGATTTCGCCAAAAAGATAGTAGGCAACGCCACCACTAATGATGAAAAAGTCCAGAAAATATGGGCCTGGTGGAAATCAAATATGCATTATGGACATTATGAATGTAGTAGACAAAGTACAGAACAAGTTCTTAGCAGCAAATCCGCTAATTGTACAGATACAGCCAAGGCATTATGTGATTTATTCACAGCGGTTGGCGTTCCAAACAAACTCCATCATTGCTTCTCGGTTACATTCACAACAGGACATACCGCGGGACACTATTACCCAGAAGCCAAATATGGAAACGGATGGGTAATTGTAGATGGCGTAAGCCGTTATGCCGGATGGGGCGGAAAGAACATGGTTTCAAAATCAAATTGCAAAGAACTTTCAAGTGTTTCGGAAGTTTGCTAGAGGTGATAAGAGATGTCAGAAAAAGATAAGAATACAGCTGAAGCTTACATTAAATTAAAAAAAGCGGGTTTCTTAAAGCCCAACAACAACAGAAAGCTTGGGATTGATGATAATACATCATATAAGAGTCCGAACTTCAAAACCCAGGTCAATGTATGGACGAATACTGATAAACAGACACATACCTACTTTCATTCATTAAGCATTGATGTTCAAGTGTCTGAATTCATGGGGACGGCGGAGCTGAGATGTCCTTTCGACTCCGACCTGATGGAATACTGGGAACCTTTAAGAGCCACATGTGTAATATACGGGGCCAACAAGGGAGCTCCTAAAATATTATTTGTAGGAAGATGCCGTGAAGTCAGACAAGATGGATACGAGCTTGTTGTTTCATTGCAGAATTATGGATGGAAATTCGAGCAGAACGCATCATCAGCTTTTGTCAATGACAATGTGGTGAACAAGGATGGGTATACTGTCATGAAGTTGATATTTGAAGCCTTGAAGATTGACAAGTACGTCATATCCCCTAATGCGAAAAAAAGATTAAAAGAGATTGGTTTTGATGAGAACGGCAATGTGACAATGAATGGGGAAGAAATTACTGAAATCCCTGACCTCATTGACAGGATCAAAAAGACGAACCCAAGCGACACTATAAACAAGTATACCTTGCAGAACAAACTGGATGAAGATAAATTAAATAACCTTTATCATATAAATTACACCTTGAAATACAGCAAAGTCACTCCAACAATGAGCAAGATCGCGAAAGGAAACACTTACAGCGGAAGCGGAGCATCAGTCTACGGCACAACATACGGAGGAGCCGCCCAGTCAGGAGCTCAGGAATCAACAACACAGAACACGGGCACTTATTCTCCAACAACAAATGGCCAGCCAACGGGTGGAAACGCCGGTCAGGAGAATGTGAAGAAATGGTTGAAGAGCGCCTATAATGCAAGGTACTGGGCTAAAAACCCTACAGCATTGAATTCTGTCGCCACAATCTACAGAATATGGTATGCCGGGGTTGGAACATCAAACGCGACAGGAAACAGATCCCCTACATGGTATCTGAACAGGATATATAAGGGCAGAACCGATAAGAACCTGCTTTTAAAAGATCTTCATACTTTCAGACAAGGGGCGAAGACCAACAGGAATTGGTGGCCGAGCTCCCTGGGAACAGAACCAACCGGCTCATCATCAAGCGGCGGAAACGGCTTGTTGAATGCAATATCAAATCTCTTCGGGTGATATCATGGCATTGGACGGAGTTAAAGCCGAATACTCACAGGATAAGAAAATCATCCACACATGGTCATACCCGGGTAGGAGCGGATATTCATATGAATTGACGGAACATTACTGGAAAAACAAATGCCCATTATGTGGAAAGGAAGGAACATTATTATTCAATCCCAAGAAAACCGCCGAGGGAGAATTGACATGCAGCGCTTGTGATGCTGATTATGATTGCGTGAACGGGGAGGATAAGTGGACCCCGTCAAGAGGGACACTGACCCCCGCATCCAATGAGAACCCGGTAAGCGCCGATGGTTCTTCATCCTCATCATCTTCATCATCAGAAGCCGCTTACAATCCTGTTTTAAGTGGTGAGAAAACATTCAAGGATCTTATTGGTGAAATCTGCAACGGGATTGATGTGCAATTTCTATGCAAGAGAAACATGATTGTCGTGACTGATGTGGAAACATTATATGCGGAAGCCGCATACTTGAGGGAGAAACAAAAAAACAGCGCCGAAGACATAGCATTATGGCAGCTTCAGGACGGAACTTACGACCTTGATGTCAATGAATACGGATTCTTCAACACGGTTTATGTTCAATACAGGAACGGGGTTGTCAAGGAATCCTTCCCCGATCTTGTCAGAGTGTATGGTGAGGTCCCGAAGACATACAAGGAAAAGAAGCTGAGCAAAACCCAGGCTCAGAAAAAAGCCAAGATGTACCTCGCCGCCCATATGAGAGATTTTGGAATGGGGATAAAAGCAAGTATCCTCCATGACGGAGGCATAGACATAGGGGATATTGTCACATTGGAGAACCCATTGACATTGAAGAATGAGATAAAAAAACAGGAAGGCGAGCTTCCCGAGTTTTATTTTGTAAAAGGATTGAACATCGAATGGGATGAAGGCCCGATCACATGTGATTTGGAATTATCCTACAGCCCAGAGGCCCCTGAGCGGGATGAATCAGGAACATCATCAAACACTACTTCTTCATCATCAGGGGGTAGTGGAGGCGGTAATGGGTCTTCAGGCTCTTCAGATGATTCCGGAACAACCGGTGAGACAGAAGATGTTCCAACAACAGAGGGAACTGAGGACACAGGCAACAGCAAGGTCTGGACCGAGATAGCAAAGGTCATTCAAAACGCTTACCCGAGAAACAGGACAACAGAAAAAGCCAGGATCGTCGGGACCCTGATGAAAACCCCATGCGCATACAGAAACATTGCACTGGTTGTCAACACCCTCGGTCCGATAACACATTACAAAAACCAGAACGCGGTTATAAATGCGATAAGAAAAGCCAAGGGGTGCTTATAGATGGATATCATAATGGGGTGCGACAGCAATAACATATCCGAAGACAGGGTTACATTGCAGAAAATGGCCAAGGTTTTAAGAGACGCCGGACACACGGTTAAAACAGTACCGGTTGGCCCGAGTCCCTTGCAGAATACCTGCCTGTCATCAAGCACTTCAGGAAAAGTAGCTGTGATGTTAGTGAATGGTGCTGACTTGCAAACATATAAGGATTTTCATGATGGAATCAGCAAAGGATACTACCATGTCTCACATTGCTACTTCGCCCTCCAGGGATGGATAGAAACAAACACATGCACATGCAGCGGAGCGACTACGGCGAAGCTCAACTGGGTTGCGGATGGTGTGGCTCCTCGTTCATACGTAGCCGAACTCATCGGAATGACAACAGCTGAGGTTATGCAGAAATACCCCGAATGCGACTATGCCTGCGGATCATCATTTGATGAATTAGCTCAGAACCTTCTCTCTGTACTGGGTGGACAAACTAATGGTTCATCATCCGATTACGGAACCCAGCAAGGCGATTCCGCCCTGATGAATCCAATGCTGAGTGGTGAAAGAACCTTTCAGGATATCATAGGAGATATCTGCAATGGATTGGATATTCTCTTCTTATGCAAGAGAAACATGGTTGTGGTTACTGATTTTGAATCAATCTATAATGAAGCCCAGGAGATAAGAGACAAGAAAAAGGTCTCATCGAGCGAAGACATTAAATTATGGCAGATAGAAGATGGTTCATACGAGGTTGATGTGAACCAGTTTGGATTCTATAACACAGTATATGTCAAATACTCAAACGGGGTTGTCAAGGAACAATACAATGACCTTGTCGCCGTATATGGAGAACACGCCATCACATATAAAGAGCCGAAGCTCAGCAAGACACAGGCCATAAGGAAAGCCAAGACATACCTCGCCGCCCATGTCAGAGAATTTTCAATGACAATGGGAGTGTCTCTTCTTCATGATGGAGACATAGATGTGGGAGACATAGTAACCTTGGACAATCCTCACATGCTTCATAACACCGGAAAGAACCAGGAATTCTATTTTGTCAAAGGAGTTGGGGTTGAATGGGATGAGGGCCCCATACAGGTTGACCTGGAGCTTGAGTTCTCCCCTGAAAGCCCTGACCATCCGGAGGTTCCGGAGACGGGAACAGGCGGATACTCCCCCGAAAGCAGCTCAGGGAATGTCGGCAGCGATTGCTGGAACAAATACTGGGATATAGCGAAAAACTCAGTATGGTCCCACAACTACTCAATGAGCAACCCCCATGATCCAGCCGAAGCTTATAAGGTTTTCGGAGAAAACACATCCAGGAAACAATGGGATTGCTACTCATCCACAGCATGGCTGTATTATGTTCTTAACTTCAAATGCAATGTCCCGGCAAGGGATGTTGTCGGAGCCGGAAGCGGTGTGAGCGGAACTCACCATGTCATACAGGTGAAACAGGGTGGAGAATGGATATTCCCACCCGAACAGAGCGAAATGCCTAGCGGCCTGACCCCGACATCAGCAATGAAAGCGGGACACTACCATGTATCAAGAGCTCCTCCGTCAGACATGAACAACCCTAGTTCATACCCTGGCTATCAGAACCCTTGGTATGGAAATCATTCATAATTAATATTTAAATAAAAAATTTAGGGAAAAATTAAAACATAAGAGGTTGTTTAAATGGTAAGAAGTTCATATCGTCCTACAAATAAGAGATTCCGAGACAGGTTTCAGGAATTCGCTGGAACAAAAACCAAGAAAGGACATTTCGATCAGGATGAAGATACAAAAGAAAAAACAGGAACATTGAAGAAGATAGACAAGAGCAAGCTGTTTGGAAAAGGATGGTATGTCGAAATCAATGGACAGGTTCATCCATGCACATACAGCGGATACGATGGAGTCCTGCCTGAGGGAAAGGAGACGGATAAGTTTCTATATCCGAAACAAAAACTTACATGCGATGTCGCGGTAAACAAGAAGGAGAAAAAATACGACATCCAAAGGATCGAGAACCTGAAACAAAGCCCGACATCAGTAAAAGAAGGGACCATCACAATCCAGAACAATCTATCATCAAATGATTACAAAAACATCATCCTAAAAAACGAAAGCACAAATGTATCATTAACAGAGGAAAGCATCAACCTGAACTCTGCCAATGTCAACATCAACGGAAACAACATCAACGAAACAATCGACGGACTTCAAACTCAAATCAATGATCTACAGGATGAAAACATGAAACTCAAAGCCAAAATAGAGGGTGAAGAATGAGCAATGAAGAAATAAACATCATGAACAATGATAATCAGAAATATTACATAGGCGAAGCCTTGTCAAGGGAGAACCTGACAAAACAGTACCAGTACGTCCTCGACCTCATCATAGCATATGGTGGGGAAGGTTCAAAGATAGATGCCGACATGCTGGACGGGCATCATGCCAGCGATTTCATCACAAAAGATGATTACTATCTTGATGTGCTGCAGTCAGGAATGTATATCGGAAGCACTCAGATTAATAATTACAAGACAATCAACAGTCAGTTCCTTAGGGATGTGGATGTTAAATTGTCTGATATGGAATGCTCCATATTCGATGTGTATAAGGATGATTCCATATCAAACGACAGCGTCCTGACAAACATCAATGATGTTCATTACGCATTGGAGCTTCTTGGAAGACACGCTGAAGAAAGCGAACATAGTTTTGGAGAATTCATGAACGAGTATGAGGCGTTTGTGAACAAGGAAGAATCAAGATGGGCCAATACATTGGATCCAGAGGACGCCCTCGAGCTTCAAAGAATCCTGAACAATCATTCCGTGGAAGCCGTTGACGTCAACAACAACCTTGTACATTATTATAACAAGATTCCTGTCACATATAACCCCGACATCACAGATGAAGAGGGAGAAGTTGTGGAATTGTATCAGGATTATAATGGAACATGCTTGTTTGTTTCAAAGGTTCCCGACATCGCATGCGAACTGGTGGACGAAGAAGCCGGTGAAACATCAGAATATTGCATATTCACTCTCAACTCACGCTATATCGATGAAGATTATCTCCTGGACGCCCAACCTGTCAATGACGACGGTACTCTAAACGAAGACTATATAGAAGTATACAAAAAGAACGAGGCAGATGGGGAGACAACTTATCAGAGAAAATACATCTTGGAATCAAGAATCTCAGAATCACAATACAATACCAATACATTCTTCTCCGCCGATATGGTGAACGGACTTCAATTCATACTTATAACACAAGAAGAATACGACAACCTGGATTCTGAATTGAAAGACAACTGGCATTATGTTTACATAATAAGAGATGATATAAACACGTTTGATGATTACGCCGACCCAACAAAGATATATACAACATCAGGGTTGAAATTCAAATTCAGAGTCGACCCGGAAACACAGGAAAGCGACAATCCAAAATTACAATTCGCCGTTAATGATAAAGAATGGCAGGAATTCACAAACCTATACTACATCAAAGGAGAAAATGATACGGGATTAATCCCATATGATAATCTCCAAGCCACTTTTGAAGAGAAAGCCAATAAGGAGACAACATTGGAATCATTCAATGAAAACAGCGACAGCATCGACAAATACCCATCAAACAAGATTCTGACCGAATCCCTTGATGAATTGCAGACATTGATAGATGATGTCAATTCAAAAATAATGAAACTGAACGGGGGCCGAGCGGTAACTGGAGCAACTTCAATGCCAATACAAACAATCATCAACAAAGTCTCCAGTGATGAAACAGATATAAGAAATATTAATTCCCAAATCTCAAGCATTAACGCGGGACTTGCTCAAATACAAAGCGCAATAAGTAATTTACAAACTCTCACAAACAATTTAAGCAGTTCTAATTCATCATTAAATACTAAAATCGACGGACATATTAACAACAAGAACAATCCACATAAAGTCACTCAATCACAGATTGGATTAGGTAATGTGAGAAACTTATCCATATACACAGGAAGCTTTTCAAAGAAAGTCGCAGCGAAGGATTTTGAATATTATGATGTCAACAGCGGAATCCCAGACAGATGGGGTCGCGTTTATGTTACCTGTAACAATAATACCATACACAGAACAGCACGTTTAGCCACAAATAATTCAGGTAGTTTTCAAATCTTTTGTCAGAACGACACAAGCTCCGCCGTGAACATCAGCGGTTATTGGTTATGGATAGGATAAGGGAGATAGGAGGAATCAGTAAATGCCAATCTACAATGGACGAACAAGAATCAGCGATGAGAACATCTGGCGGGTAGTTGATATAAAAACAACAACCGTCACCTCAGCATTATATGAGAGCCTTGAAGAGAACATTCAGGAAGATCTTCAGATTGGAGATTTTGTGCTTGAAATCACGGAAGTCAATCAGTACATATCAGATGATGATGTCCTGGATAATAAGATTAACAACATCAATATCCCAAATGGGGAGATAAGAAAAACATACGCTGTCATATTATCAAAGGAAAACTATAATAAGCTTCAATACCTCACAGGATTCACAACTAACACAAGTTACTCAACTTTTGGGTCATTGGAAAACGATATCGACAACCTTGAGACAAACATAGTCTATCTCATCCAAAACGATAACAAGTATGATGAATATATCCTGGCCGGATCCGGGGATGACAAGGAACTGGTTAAGATAGGAGATACCAGCATAACCTTCGATAACAGCAATTTTGTGGATCTCAGCGAGTTCCTGCAGCTCAGAGCCGATTTGAAACAATCTTATGATGAATTAAATGATAGAATATCATCAGGCGGCATAGATACATCAGAAATCACAAACAGCATTCAAACCCTTACTGATGAGAACCTTTCCATCCAAAACGATTTAAGCGATATCGAAGCCAGCCTGACAACTTTGAAAAGAGAAATCTGGGGATCCAACACTACAACAGGCGACAGCAGGATAGATTTACTGGAGGATACATCACAAAACAAGGAACGGGTTGAGATTGACTACCTTGACATGGACACAACCATAGACCCAGATTATTATAATGTAGTGAACCAGAACGGAAACAGCTTCTCAATCACATACAAGACATCCGAAAACGGAGCCTCATCCACGATTGAAAATATCACAAAAGCCCCCATGGATGTTTATTCAACCATCTTAAATGGGGTTTCATATGTGATGCAGAGAATCATAATAGGCGATAAGGCATACACGAGATACTTGAATGTATCATCAAATACGATAGGATCATGGATGGCTGATCCGGTTGTGACCAACACCATCTCAAACACGCCGAATAAGATTCCGACAAGCCAGGCTGTCATCAATTATGTTGCGACCCACTCCGGGAGCGGATCAGGAGATGCTCCGGCCGGAGCCGAATTACTGGAAAACAAGCAGACAAGCGACACTTCCTTTGATGTCACAAGCGATATAATGTACCCATCCAACAAGGCCGTGGCCAACTTGATAGATTCAGATATAGACATGATGCTTTACAACCTAGCCACGGAGATTAACAGTTTATGATGATAATTTTTATATAATAGGAGATTTTGATACTTATGGTTGATACTAGTAAGATCAATGCGTTCGTGAATGCATTGAACAGTAAATTTGAAAACAAGCAAAGCAATAAGAAGACCGACATATCCGGTGACTTCAGCAGCGACACCACCAGCTACCCAACTGTCAAGGCGGTCAAGGATTACATCAGCGGATTATGGACCACCGCCACAACCACCGCCGCCGGTTTGATGAGCTCTTCTGACAAGACGAAACTGGATAATATCGAAGCCGAGGCGAACAAGTATGTTCACCCTTCACAAACCGCGAGAACCGGAAAACCTGCCGCGAATCAAACACCCACGTTTGGAGACAGCGTAACTGTTTCACAAATTATAAATGACAATCAGGGTCACGTAACAGGAATGACCGACAGGACAATCACAATTCCATCCACCACCGCATCCACTACGGCAGCCGGTTTAATGAGCCCAACCGATAAATCCAAACTGGACAGCATCAGCGCCAATGCCAATCAGGTAACCATAGACACGGCTCTCTCCGGAACTTCAACAAATCCGGTACAGAACAAGGTCATTAAAGAAGCCTTGGATGCCAAAGCCGATACGGACGATATCCCAACGAAGACCAGCGAACTGACCAATGACAGCGGCTTCCTGACCACTCATCAGAGTCTTGACAGCAAAACCGTGACCGTTGAAAAACAAGCCACCGCCGAATCCGGATACATCGCAACCTACCATGTGAAACAGAACGGAGCAAAAGTCGGAGCATCCATCAACATTCCAAAGGATTACCTGGTCAAATCCGCGACCGTGGGAACAGTATCCACGGCAGATACCCCTGTAACCGGTTATGAGGTTGGAGACAAGTATCTTGACTTTGTAATTAACACAAAGGATTCAAGCGGCACGGACGAACACTTATACGTATTAGTAAGTGATTTAATAGACACTTATACCGCCGGATCAGGATTAACATTAACCAGTAACGAATTCAGCATCGGAAACGGAGCTATCTCCAAATCAATGCTCTCCTCTGGGGTTCAAACCAGCCTTGGTTATGCGGACAACTGGAACAGCAGCGCAGCTAAGGGAATAACAAGCGCGAATATCAGTTCCTGGAATAATAAATCCGATCTTGCGATCAGCGATGTTGATGATGAAATAGAAGATTATCTTGATGCGATAACAACCGCATTAACAAATTAAACAGGATGGTGAGGAATTATGCCTAATCAAGGTGTCACTAATGTGGCAAATGCGATAATCAATAAAATAAACAATCTTATCTCTTCCCATAACAGCAACAGTAATGCTCATCAGGATATAAGAGAAAGTATTCCATCAGCTACAAGTGATTTGAATAATAATAGTGGATTTATAACAAGCTCAAGTGTTCCAAACGCTTCTTCAGCAACCCCATCCGCCGATACAACCAATGGTAATGTTGGCACCGGCACGACCTGGGCGAGAAGCGACCACACACACCCCAAAAGCAGCTTGTATGCAGAAGCAAGTCATACACATTCTGGAAAAGAAGATAAATCCAATAAGGTTACTTCTTTATCCTCTTCAAGTACAGACACAGAATATCCAAGTGCGAAAGCAGTTTATGATGCAACTTTCAACCTTGACACACTCGATTGCATAAATGAAAATTTCACACTATTAAGTCTGCCCCAAATAATACTCACATATAATGAAGATTCAATTGATGGAATACAAGCAAGATTACTTACAAACTATGATGATGGTGCATATGTGGATTGGGGTGATGGAACACCTATTGAAACATATGAATCAACTGATACATTGGAACATGATTATTCTGATAATGTACAAGAACACACAATCATCATTTATGGGGAGATAAATAAAGGTATATTAAACGGTGCCAGTTTTAAAGACCTTACTGGAATAACAAGCATAAATATACCATCTACGGTAAAAAGCATACAAACACAATGCTTTCGTGGGTGTACTGGATTAACAAGCATAAATATTCCTCAAACAGTAGTTAGTATGATGATGAATAATTTTACAAATTGTATTAATTTAAACACAATAATTTTAAACTGGACAGAATTACCACTTATAAGTTATGGAACATTAATGATTGGTTCTCCAAGCAGTATAAGTCCAACTTTCAGTATCCCTTATGGCACAACAAGTTTATACGACAGCAAGGGTTACCCAACTGAAAAACTTGTTGAAAGGAGTGAGTAAGGAATGATTAGTGAAAAATGCAAGACAACCTATGCTAAACTGAACACTTTCGTAACCAATGTGATAAACAGGGATGTCACACCACAACTAACAAATCTGAATGAAACAACAACTTCCCTTCAAGAAAACAAACTTGACAACAAGAATTACATAACCACAAGTTTCACACCATCCAAATTAATAAAGGATAGTAATGCTGCAACAATAAATAATCATAATTCTTTTACATTAGTTGCTGATGAAATTCCTGAGGAAATAATAGGTGATGAGAAACCAATAGCTAGTTACTGTAAATTTGATTTCGGATGTCAAAATAATGAGTATTATGAATTTGATATCGCGATTTCTAAGGGTAGTGCGGACATATATGATTCGGAGTCGGAAGAAAGTTATTACCACTTACACAGGAATGCTATATGTACAATTAAAATAACACATGATGAATTAATTATTCATGAAATTGATATTGATGAAACAACAGTAATTGACCTTTCAAATTCAAATGGGATACTTACTTTTATTACTAACGCATCAATATGTCAACTTGATTTCAGTAATAAGAAATGGTATCACGAAGCCACCTTCTTCGATAAAATATATCCTATCGGTTCTGTACATATCACAACAAATAGTGTAAATCCTTCCAGTTATTTCGATGGTGAATGGGAAAGAATACAGGACACTTTCTTATTGGCAAGTGGAACAACGTATGAAAATGGTACGACTGGTGGTAGTGCGACAGTAACATTGACTGCAAACCAAAGTGGATTGCCTGCTCACAATCATACTTATGCGCATACGGATACAACATACAAGGCTAATAGTACAAGCAGAAAGCCAGGAACTGCAACTGCTGCGAATTATGTTACAAGTATTACTGCAACTGCAAACAACACAACCAAAACATCAAACGACAATACCGCGCAAAATGCGTCAGAAGCGCATAACAACATGCCACCATATTTAGCGGTTTATATGTGGGAGCGAGTAGGATAAAGGATATGAAAATAAATATTAAAAAAATAAATATGAAATAAAAGGAGGATGCTTATGATTGAAGAATTATTAATTGGAATTGGAGTCATAGGAATAATATTATTCATTCTCGTACTGGCAGTACTGCCATTTATCTGTACGATTATCCTGGGAACTTACCTGGCAACCGCATTAGGATTGACCGGATGGGTCTGGTGGAGTTTTGTGATAGTATTCTACTTTATCATCGCAGGATTATTAGGATTAATGGCACGCATATAATAACAATATAACAGAAAACAATACGCATCATGAAGAAAACAATACTTCATATGAGAATGATACAATAACAAACAACACAATTACAGACAAACCTAATGAGCAAACAATAAAAAACCCTATTGTTTCATTAGAAACAAATAAAAAAACTGGATATCCAATCGTTCTCCTATTAACATCTATCTTGTTTATCTTCATTATAAGGATAAGAAAATAATATATTATCCTTTCTTTTTTTTATAAAAAATAACTTGAATTAACATTTAAAAAATTCTTCAGAAAAAAATTTAAATAAGTGAAATATTACAATTTTTTTGGAGGATGCGATTTTTGGTTAAAATTTTAAAAAAAGACTTATTAAAGGAATCACAAGAGATTAAGGTGTTTATTGAAAAAAACAAAACTTTGCCAAATTTTTCCACAATCAACAGCAAACAATATAATAATTACACAATAACATACCTAATATCAAAAGTCATATATAATATAAAACAAAATGATGTGACCTTGAAGAACATGAACAGATATAATATAAGCTTTTCCTCTTCAACCAGTAATCTGAAAATCATGAAAAACGATTATCTTGATATGATCAAGCGATTTATTGATTATTGCGAGACAAACTCAAGAGTTCCGGCTTATATATCTCATAAAGGGTATAAGATTGATTATGAATTATTCAGTTATTGTGTCGCTAAGATTGGGAATTTTTATCTGACAAACAATGTTTTGCCGAATTATTGTATGTTTAATTCAAATGATTTGAAAAAGAAAGCTTCCGCAAGCACAAAAAAAGCGGAAACGTTTAATGGAATATATGTATCAAAACCTCATCTCACCACTTCAGAAGCAGGATTAGGACAGAACACCAGTTATAATTGCGGTCCAAATGCTGTTCAACAGGCTATGAAAAAGCTTTTGAATATAACAATCAAGGAATCTCTCTTAGCAAGCAAAATGGGTACGACATCTGCGGGCACGGGACATCCTGGGATCGAATCCGGAATAATGTGGTGTGGAAAGACGTATGGCGCTGTTTTTAAGATACAATGGAAATATTATAGCGATATGGGAAAGACAACGGAAGAGAAATTGACAAACATTGGAAAACTTATTGACAAGCCAAATACGGCTATAATATGGCACATTGGTTATCAAGATAGTGGTGTGAACTACGGAAGCAATTATTCAATCTTCGGCCATTATGAAATGTTAGATAAGATTAATATAAACACAAAATTCGTAAGGGTTCTTAATTCATTGGGTAATAGGAAATCTGATGGTGGTTATTTCGGCCACTTGCAGGATCGAAAGTACGCTGCTCAGGATTATTATGCAAAACATACCCCGGGGAATCAAAAAGCCCTATGTATAATAACGAGAGAAAAATAGGTGATGTTACATGAGTTATTTAGATATTCTACAAAGATACAATAATTTTATGTTCAACCATTTCGGCGCCAGGAATCATGTTATGGAGATGCAATGGTTTATCAATAGCAAACGCAACGCCAAGAACTCTCCGGATAAGGATGATATATTGGATAATGGTTTTTCACAATAATTAATCTTTAAATAAGAAATTTTGAAAATATGTTATATATTAAAAGTGATGATAATGGATAGTGAGAACGAGCCTCGTTTTTCTTTTAAACAAGACTTTTGGGTCAGTCACTTTGTCAAAACAACCGTAAGCACAACCCTGATCGCTTTGGCTTTTGACTTTATATTTATGGGAGCGAAGGCACATCCAATGGATTATATTCAAATTCTGTTAGGAATTGTAGCTTTTTTATTAGCCATACTGACTGTTTTTATGATTGATAAATTCCATGAGGAAATCGCTGTTTATAAATACCAAAATTATAAGAATTTAGAACAGAATCAACAACAAATTATGAATAATCAATTAAGCAGAGAAGACTTGCATGATGAAATTCGAGAAGTTTTACAAGAAATGATAAAGGGATAACATGAAAATGGAAATATGTATTGCGATAATTATCGCTTTGGTTTTTAGAATTATAATAATGAGAGGATATTTTGTCTTCCCTCAATTTTATGAATTGAATGGAGAGAGAAGATTTAATCTGGGATCAATCGGAACTGTTGTCATTGGTGTTGTCGCGGCTTTGACCTTGGGAGAAACAAATCCTGAATTGTTCGCCTCACCATTTGTGGCTTTCTTAACCGCTTACACAGCCCCTCAAATCCTTGATGCTACAATATCAGCGGGCACAAGAGTTGCGAATGACATGGAAGAGAAAGAAAAAGATATTGACGAGGGGGCCTGAACATGGGAAAAATGAACAAAAACCCTGGAAAAAGATGGCAGGAATTATTAGGATTGACGGTTGTTCCGTTTTTTGAACAGGATACTTTTTCATATCAAGATGATAATGAATCTTCTTTTACCTTCGATCCCGACACAATGTCATTAATCAATCCTATTGATATTGAAAACGGATTATATAATAAAAACGCCTTTGATGATGGATTATACACTCCCATGTATGATGAGAATGATGTCTTCCTCGGGTACGCTTATCAGAATGATGATTTCGCATACTTGGACAACTTCCTTAATGATGAGAAATATCATTCCCAAAAGGGCAGTCCTGAAATCAATATTGAAAAGGGAAGTGTCACGGCAAGATTCGTCAGCATGTTCATAAGTGATGAATTTACGACAGACACCCAGTATGAATTATCATTTACGTATGAATGTAATATCCCTAAAAATGTATACAGGAATGTGATTTTCTTTGGTTATGATGAAGATTTATCAACAGGATACAGATTGGGAATAGATATACCTTCAAAAGGATTCGGTATAGAAACTTTTGTTGATGATGAACGTACAGATTATCAGCAATATGATGAAATCATGTTTGGACCTGGTGTTTATGAAATCAAAATCATTAGAGACGGGGACAAGGCAGGATTCTTTGTTGATGGTAAAATGATTGGAGTAGTGGAGAATGTCGAAAGGAACACGATTGGTTTATGGAACTGGGGTGGAGGTTTGACAAGCATTAAAGATATATACTTGAAAGAAGACATATCAACCCCACGAGACCCTGTCGCTCCTCCTTCAAAATTCGCTAACATTTCAGTTACAGTCACCGATGGAGAAAAACCTGTTGAATCAGCCACCGTAACCCTGACAAGCACTGGTCGAGAAAGTTCTAAAACAGGAACAACCGGAAGCGCCGGAGGATGCACGTTAAGAGATGTTGACCCTGGAACATACGTGGTAACCGCAACAGCGGAAGGATATAATGCCTACACCGCCGCAGAGAATCTTGTTGTTACAGGAGACACCAGCTTAAATATAGTATTAACAAAAACAAATTAAGGAGGCCTTAAATGGCAATAGAGGTGACAGTTCTTGATGAATATGAAATCCTTGCCGACCTACAACGAATCGCTCAGGAAAAAGGATTGATCAATGAGGTTTTTGAAACATCAAGAATAAATATTTATTACGCTGTTTTTGCAAGGGTTTTCGGAACAATCCTGCAAACCATAGCTTCGTATATAAGCAACATACAAATAGATGATTGTACAGATGAGGCTGTTTTGGAAATCCTACTTAAACCTTTTATTGAAAAAAGAACATCAAGAGTTGCGAAGACAATATTAACATTCACAAGAAGAAATTTTGGGGAAAACGCCGAAGACATATTCATCCCAAGAGGATTGGAAGTCGAAACAGAAGAAATGAACCCCATTGTTTTCAGGACAGCGGAATCAAAAATATTCTGGAAGGATGCGTATCAGGTAAGGATTCCCGCATATTGTGTTGATTTTGGAACAATTGGCAACGTCGCCGAAAACACATTAAGATATTTTGAAGGGGATCTGTTTCAGGAAGTCGATGTGACGAATGAGTTTCCTGCATTCGGAGGCGTCGATGAAGAAACAGCTTTTGATACAAGGAACAGACTCGCCAATTATCGATATATACGAGACGGAAGCAAACAGCAAATAGAAGATGCGATTGGCGAACTGGGATACTTTGGATCTGACTATAATATCAAGGAATACTGGGATGGACTCGGAAGCGTATTAATCGCATTAGATTGCAACTCCGATGATGAATTTTACGATGCTGTCGCTCAGCTTGAAAGAAAAAAAGTCGTAGGAGTCAAGTACCACTACATGAGAGTTATGCGTGTCAATGTTGATTTCCAAGTCAATGTTAAAATCCTGGGAAAACAAACATATGACAGCTACACCGTTAATGATTTAGAAGACTCAATTAAAACAGCTGTGAATATATTTTTCAATCAAAACATTTACGTTGGATTTAATGTTAACATTAAAAAATTAGAAGCTTTCATATTAAATTACATCATCAGCAGTTATGATATTTACGCATTAGAGGTTATACCAAAACCTAAGGGCGAGATTGAGATTGATGAAGAGACTCAAAGATTAATAATCCAGCCTTATCAAAGAATCCTGGCTAATGATATCACTATCGATACCGATTATGATTATACAGAGGATGATGCTTATGGCACGTGGTGAGATTCAGGACTTATTAACAGATAAAGGAAATAATTTCTGGCCCGGAGCGATTGATTTTGATGAAACTACTGTTATTGAAAAGGATGACATTATAATACTTGAGAATCAGGAAGCTCTTTGGCAAGGCATTGTTGGATGCCTGCATACTCCATTAGGAATAATTGATGGGGTTGGGCTTGAAAATTATGGAAGCAGGCTGTTAGAATTAAGAGGAATGAATTTAACATATCATACAATTGAGCTAGCTAAAGTTTATATAAAAGATACCATTCCTCAATTTCAAAACAAGGTTAATGATTTTCCTAAAATCGATATTGTCAAACCATCCCCTAATCAACGATATGATAAGTATGGTCGTTTCACAATGAGAATAGATCTTACGGTTGATTCAGTATATGGTGTTTTTTCACGAAGATTATATTTATGAGGTTAGAAAATGGGAGCTTTTGATGTTGAAAATTATGAAATATGGACAAGACTGCCTGAATGGTGGAAAGATGATTTATTCTTAACTGTTGTTAATCATTATTCTTCAGTTGTCATTAGAGACGTGCTTAAGGAGTTTCTTCCATACATGGCTGTCATGCAACCATGGATGTTATGGAAATACTTGCCTGAGGAAGTGAATTGGAAGCATGAGTATGTTCCATATAAGGATGATTGGATAAAACAAAACAAGGGATTGACTTTGCAGAAAGACAACCCCATAGTAGTGGGTTTTCCTAATACCAAGCGCGACTGCGATGTCATTATTGATCTGGAATTGCATCCTTATCATAGGGATGCTGATGGCTTGAAGAGTTTTGACATCAATATATATAAGATAAAGACATTGAGAATCACAAATGCGAATCAGGAGCTCTTAATTCATGATATAGATACCAAATCTCATATTGTAATCGACACCAAGGAAGAAAAGGTCCTTATTAATGATGAAGATGCTATAGGACAAAGAAGCTATGTGGATGGACGATATGTCGATCGGGTTGAAGGCAATCTTAAAAAAATCAAGCCTGTCCAGAGAGATGAGGAAACCGATAATGTTTTGGATGAGAATAAGAAGACAGAGCTTCAGATTGATATTGAATATTTCAAGGATAATGCTGATTGTGTATGTGATTTGAATGTGGAATTGCTTCGTCCTGTATATGTAACGGAACAAAATGTAAGATTATGGACTCCAAGTGCTTTTCCTTTAAGACGGGTAAGATTATTTGGGTACTTCTGTCATGAATTTAACTCTAATGAAGGGTGGAGTGAATTATATGTTAAGACATATTCAAGCCTTGAGCGAGTCACATATGATATGATAACAACAGAATTCGATTGTGAAATATTCTACGCAATAATCGAATACTACGGAATCGAATATCCAATCGCCATAGGATTCCCTCAGGAAGAGTATTCAGTATTAAACACCAACTACAATAATGAATTAATTGACGTCACATTTGACACAAACAAGGTTCTTGATCATTGGGGAAAAATCTTCAACATGCCTCGACGATATTACAGAACAGATATAACCGCCGAAGAAGAGAGATACACATACCCAAGGTACTACAGGTATGATATAGAACAGGACTATTGGTACGAAAAAAGACTGCTAAACGAGTATAAAGAGAACTATGACGCTATCAATGGATGTTTCATATCAGATACCGACGGCAATAACCTGGCATATGTGGAAGTTACGGATCCTTATATTGAAGACCTCTACTTATACACCGAAACCGTACCGTCCACCGAGAATCTCACAACCTCAACAGGACCGGTCAAGCCAACAAATAAAATCAATATAAAAACGAACAAGACATTATCACAAAAGGAATGGAAGAACATCAACGCATTAACATCACAAGCGGATGACAGTTATGCGGAGATAGAACTGAACCCATATAAAGAAGATTATATCGCTGAGAGATCATTTGAAACGGAAACGATAATTCTTCCGTTCCAAGTTCCAAGGATTCCACAGAACACGGAAATAACGGGAATGGAAATCAAATTCCATGGCAAGCATGACATATATTCCAATCACTTGACTTTGACAGAAGATTCATATGTTAATATAGCGAACAAATATAGTGAAATGTATGTTCATCAGGACTCTGATATAGAATATGTTCAACTCAACATCGGAGATGAATATGTTGAATGGGAAAGAGGGAAATCAACATACACGATTGGAGACAAAAACCATGTGTTCAACTACCCAAATGAAAAAATCTCAAACAACCAGCTTCAGCAGATAATATACCTGCATCTTGGTTTCCAAAACCTTGACCCGATAAACAAGGCTAAATTTAAGATAAACAAGATAACTCTCACAGTATATTATAAATTTGTCGAAGAAAAATACAAGGCATCAATGTACATCAGCAATACTCCATCAGTCGATGAACCAAATCTTGATGAAGCTGAAAAAGTATATTGTTATAATATCGTAGATGGAGATACGATTGATGTGAAGGACTCAAAAAACAAGACTTATAGAGTAAGGCTTGTTGGAGTGAACTGTCCTGAGATCCCGCATACCCTGGCCGATGAGGTCGAAGCCGAAACTGATGAAAAGGTCAGAGAGGAATATGAACGCGGACGCCTCGCGATGGATTTCACATATGAAAAATGTTACCAGAAATACTTATACATTGATAAGGATACAGATGATGATGGCAATGTAAGAACAACTTATGGAAGAACTCTTGCGGTTGTCTATTACCCATACCGGGATGGATACATGAACCTGAACAAGTCACTCCTCAATGAGGGTCATGCGGAGATCATGTATATCCCTCCTTCAAAATTCTATCCATACTCATGGGAGAGATGGTGGAATGGAGAAAGCCAAAAGATAGTCGACATTTATGTGAAAAACAATGGGGATGTCAATATCAACAATAAAAGACTGTTCCTGGTTCTACCTCCTGAAATAGAATATTATGATAATTCAACTAACATATGGATGCATTCAGACGGCCCTATCATCATTCAATTACCGAAAACATTCAATAAGGGTGAAAACTTATCCATCCATGTTCCAATACGATATTCACAAACCGGAGTCTATGATATATCCTTGATTTGTGACAAGGAGATAATAACAAAAACAATAAGACATACAACAGGTGTTATTAATGACGAGTGTGACTGAATACTTAAAAAGATATCATCAAAAATTCGTGATAAAAATTAAAACGGATGAGAATCATGATTCAGAGGAAATACAATCTGTTGTGAATCTGAAAATTAGCTTAGATAGCTTACCTGTTTTATCTGCGAACATATATAATGATGATTATTCAAACATCGCGTTTACCGACAATGACAATCACATATTCAAGTATGAATATTATAAAGGCTGGTTTTATATAAGATGTGATTACTTAACAAATGGATTAATTATGCATGTTCTTCCAAAAGAGGTGCATAATATGGATTATTTGATCCTTCATAATGATGAAGATACAGATGAAGAGGGAATTCATAATGATGATGAATCTCTTCATGAATACATAAGTCCATTAAGAGATGTCGATCCATTAATGAAAAACATACAGATTGATATTGTTGGGGAGTTAAGCAGAATAAATGTGATTGGATTATTGGATTCAACAAATACTGAATGGGATTCCACATCCTTAATGCTCAGCAAATTAAACACTCAAAAGAATATCCTGCAGAATGCAAAAAAAGAAGATGGTGACGAAGACTACGAATTCAATATTGACAACAATTATGTATTTTCAGAATACGATATGGAAAATGGATTCCCAGAGACATTATTAGATAATGAAAAATACGTATCCACATTAAAATATATCTCCGAAGATCTATTTGTAGATACACATGCCGAATATTATATTGAGAGACAATTAAATTGTTACCCTCAAGCCAGCACGTTCACAAAATGGAAAGAAGAGAATGAGATTCCATTATCAGCATATCAAGACACAGACGAGGTTGAAGAATAATGGCAACAATTAAACAACTAAAACCAAAAACAATTAAAGCCATTGATGAACACAAGAAGATTGGAAAAAAACATTATTATAATGATGGACAAGGATGGAGAACATGTCCATGGGCTGGGGATAATCAGTATTATCATGATTGGGATAATCTCAACAACCTAAAAAATGGAAAAGTAGCTCAATGCGGACATAAAAATAATCATTCATGCAGCCACGCTGAATATTATGGAATAAAAGGATTCAGGAATGTTTGTCCAATCGCTGGGGCGTGTGGTGATTATGTTCAACCATCTCCTATAAGATTTTCAAATTTCAATTTTGAAGAACATAATGTAAAAGGAAGAATAAAGATAAAAAAAATTGTTGTGTCACTTAAACATAAAAATTGTGGCATAGATGTGTCTAATGGGAAACAATACAATAACTGGGGAGGATTCTTTGAACATTGTTATATAAAAACACCAAAAAACAAAAAATCAGCGAATGGACCAAAAATTGGTGAATACAATGCAATCTCACTCACATTCAATGAAGATTTTGAAATAGACACATCAAAGGATGAATTTGAAATAACATTATCATATGATAAAAACATCAGAACAAATCCTTGCATAATTTATTTGAAGGATTTTAACATATCCATTGACTATGTTCCTTTGGATGGTCCTAAATTCACAATCACAACCCAAGGAAATACTTTATATAAAAATCAGGACGGGCTTAACAACAACAAATGTTATAAGACAATCACACATACTGTGAAAATGAATAACAAAGAAGCCTATCAAACATTAAAACCCATTTATGAGAACAACAATATTAAACTAATTCAAATCATCTCAAATGAAAATTCTCTTACAAAAACATACATATATAAAGCTACGGAGAAAGCAGTAGCAAAAACTTATACAATATATTATCAAAGTACATCCAATTCAATCAAAAAAACATCTGGAAAATATAATGTCAATGTTGTTATGACAAAAACACCATCAGTAAGCATTATCAATAAATTTACCCTTGGATATCCATACGATAGCAAAACCAATTATTTTAATGTTATTAATAGTGAGGGAACATGTTATAATAATATATCATTGAAAATATATGATTACAACAGCAATCAAGAAACCGCGGTATCTCCTGACCCCGATCTTAATCAAGGATTATATAATGAATTATCAAAATTAACATGCGGAATATATAATGTAAGAGTATATTTCGACAATCATACAACCCCTGATCAGACTCAGGATATCATCATAAGGGGTCCGAGTTTTCAATTCAAGACAGAAATCATTGATGAATCAGGAAATAAGTTTAATAAAAAAATTTTTCAAAGTTATAAAGAAGATCCAACAAAATATTATTATATAATTAAAAGAATCGACACAGAACCTGTTGAAACTCCGGAGATTTATGTAATAAATCCAACATTCGATGAAAACAAAACAAACCCAAGGTATACAATCGATGGAAATGGTAATATCAGAACAGAAATTGGAAAATACTTCGCAGGTCAATTTGAAATCGGATTTTCTTATAATAACAAATGTAAAGATATAACAGAAACAGAAACAATACAAATCACTCGTCAACATCAAAAATATGCTGATAAACTATACATAAGAAGCCGAGGAGAATTCTCTTATGATTCATTAGTAATAAGAGAAGGAGATAACATAACCTACCCAATCTATGCTTATGTTGATGAATATGATGATTACTATGATAAGATATTCTGCAAAATAAACGGAGGAAAAGCTCCTTTATTTGAATTAAGACATGGATTATTAACAATAAAAAACAAAAGCGATGAAGATTTAAAAAATGTTTATATAGAGTTAAACCCATTTGTTTATGATGATGAAAACAATGAATATGTTTACAGTAATGAATGGGGCAGCGATGGAATATTCAATAATTTTAAAACATATTTCTACGAACTAAATCCAAATCTCACATTTATTAAGATAATAGATGACGACACAACAAATGTCTGTATCGCATTAAACACTTTATATGCAAATGAAGAAATCACCATGAAGCTTCCATTCTCAGATGATGAGAAACGAGAAGTTTTCTTAAACTTAAAAATCAATGGAACTCCAATTACTACTTATAGTTATAATGAAAATGAAGTCGATAATGTAATGTATGATTATCTTCATAATGCTGCGAAATTTATTGTAAATGATTTGATTATTGTCGAAACAAACATATGTCCAATCCCGGACGATGATTTGAAAATCATCTGTGAAGATGATTATATAGATATTGATGCGGGAATGGAATATGATGGATGCAATGTGAAGATTACAGATGGAGAATACACTATAACGAGAGATCGGGAAGGAAACATCATATCAGTTTTAAATGAAAACAATGAAGATGTGTCCGAAGATTACATCGGAGAAGAATGTTACATCAATCTTAGATATACAATTAAAAATTTAGATACAACATACGACATTCCAAAAGACAAGTTATGGGTTCAGATTCAGAATTCTCCTGAAATGATAGAAGTCAGTTCCGATAATGGATACATTGAAGATGGCAAATTGTATTTCTCTGGAGATGAGTTATATGTAACGAACGCCTCAGGAGATGACACTCTAAAAACAAATCAAAAAACATATGTTGATGTAAAATATAAGGCGATTAAAAATAATCAAACATTTAAAACAAGCATTTCAACAATCCCTAATGATGACTTCATTAATCTTGTCAAGACTAAAAGAATTTTTTATAATACCCCAACTAATCTTGAAATAAATGGTTATTTATCTCAGAAAATTGTTCAACAAAATAATTTAAATATTTTAACAGTTCAGATTAAAAACAAAACCAAGCCTAACAAGGATGTGAATATTGTAATTAGCTTGGGTGATTATGACCTAATAAATGTCACAAGCCTAACAAATGGAAGCTATGATTATGTAAAACATAGTACGAAAAACAATTACTTATATTGGACTTTAAATAATATTGAATCAAATCGTACTGAAATCATGAAAATACAATTAAAGGCTAATAACCTGAATTCAAATTCCCATATCAAAATACAAGCATATAATTATGAAAACAAATACGATATTGAAAAGACAAATGCGGTAATCGAAACTCAAGTGTATAATGAAGAATCATTCAATAACATTTCATTCGGTTCTGAGATAGAGTCCTGTTCTCCGGGGGATACAATTGTTATTGTAAACACTATATCCGAAGAAGCTGATAATTTAATAGGAGAACCTATAGAACATATTCAGGTCAATAATGAAATAAATAACAAGCAGTTAATCACTCAAACAAGCAAGCTGCCAAATGGAAACATATGTTCTGTATTATATTATCAAATTCCAATAGATTACGATAATGATTATATAGATATTATAACTAATATTGATAACGATTATTACCAAAAAGCAACAAAGGAAAAAAGATTAATAGTAAATATTTAAAGAGGCGAAAGAATGGCTGATAGGTGTATACCAACAAAATGTTTAGGATCCAGCATCATTAATGAAAAGAAAAAACTCATCATCAATGTTAATCAAAGCACAACCTTTGTATTTCCAAATCAACATTATCAATATGAATTATATGTAAAGAATGCTTCATCATCTTTAATGACGAATGTTAGAGTTTGGATTTTGAACCAGGAGCCTGTTGTTTTTACAAATGCGAAGACAAGAGGCGAAACCTTAACAAACACATATTATGAGATTGGTGATTTAAGAGCTGGAGAATCAATTTTATTAACTTTTGATGTATTCTGTTCAGAATCAGGAGCTTATAATGTCAATTTCCTCACATATGGAGATAGCACATCTGTTGAATTTACGAATACGGTAATAACTTGTGGATATACAAAATATGTCCCGGAAACATATCATCGGATTGATGTGTTAAATTTCGACCCTTATGAGAAAGGATATTACCTGAAAAGCTCAGATTATAATGATAACGTAACACAGCTTACAAAGGAAATTCATAAGGCATGGAAGAAAAAAGAATTCTATTATTCCTTATCCAAAGTTGAACTAGACTTATATGATCAGGACATTGAATTAAAAAACAAGGATTACTTCCCATTAACATATTTAGGACGAGAAGAGAACACTTCAAATGTTATTGAAACTTTTGAAGGAAGCTCTTTAAGAGATTTGATCAGACATATTAATGAAAATTCCAATGTAATAAACATCAGTTATTTGAGAAGCGGCAACAATGAGATGAAATTGGATTTGCAGCCGTTACATCCTGAGGGTTTCATAAATCGTTTTGGATTGCTGAGAAGTGAAATCTATCAAAAAATCGGAGTTATCCCAACTTTCTCATATATGGTTGATCGACTATTCAGATGGGCGAGAGAAGATGATGAAATCGCTAATCTCATTTATCCGCCATTGAGGGATTACAATTGGGATGAAAACAAATGGGTTGGTCATGGATGGTATGTATATACATATTATGATGATTATGAAAACAATGAACATTGGTCAGAAGAAACAATGTTCTGTGAAACAGAAGAAGAAGCTTTAACATATATAGCGGCTTTGAAAAGCTGGGATGAATATAGCGGAATGAATAAATACGATGAAGACGGCACTTTAATCAGAGGCTATAGGTATTACACAAAAGAATCCCTATACTCCGAGGGTGTTTTCTTTATAAACATTCCTGTAGACCAAATTCCTAAAAACTTCTATCCAATCGTAAATTCTGAATTAGCCCCTATCATAGAAAAAACAAAACCATATGGATTAAAACCTATCGTTCGATTCATCATTAACGGCAGTTTTGATCTGGATATGGATTTCGACTTCTATGTAAACAGAAGCTTCACATATGATTTAGACATTGGAGATTTCGATAATATAAAATATAATATCTCAAAAACAAAATATGATGATATAAATAAAAAATGGATCTCCCTGCAACATAGCAGCAATTATTATTACCCAGCCTTGGAATCCGGCATGCAATTATCACAAATGAGGGCATCTATTGATACAACAGATGATGTTTTTGAAGATAACGAATTATTATGGAATGATTCTCAAACAATAGAAACAAAACCATTATTGAAAATGTATGAGTCAGATAATGCTTTTCCAATGATAATTAATTCAAACTCAGAAAGATTGTCATTTTATAAGAAAACAAATACTCTTCAGCCGTTTGATAAACAAAATAATGATGTTCATGTCTTCTCAAACGCCAACATATTATCATATAGTCAGGTATTTAAGCAAAGTAAATTCATCAACATCAAGAATACCAATGAAGATATTCCAATAGAAAATAGAAAAATCATATTATTAAATGTAACTCAGTTTGAAGAATTTGTAGAAAGAGCAATCGTATTTAATAAGAAACATATTTTTTCATATGAATATGTGAAAAATTATAACTCATACTTATTATCTTATAAAATATTTGAAAACGATAAAGTAACAACAGTCAAATCATTTTTAGATAATGAGGTAAATAAAATTGCATGTGAAATATATCAAGATACAGCAACAAAAAGAAACATTGTATTCTTCTACTCATTTAAAAAAGGACAGCTGCATTATCTAACACATGTTGATGTTAAAGACTTTAACACAATAGATGCGACTATAAGAAATACAAATCGTATTAAAAACACTTCAACATTAAGATGTGATGATATTGAATACGCCGATAAATTTGACCCTGATGATAATATAATAGATGAGATTACTTATAATACTCCTCAATTTTATGATATTATCCATACCGATTCATATGAGATTCTTGATTTAGAAAACTCAAAATGGAATAAATTATACCGTATCAATGATGACGAGAATTCCTATGCTAGTTTGAAAGCGGTTGAAGATTCATCCGATACAAACATCTCTTTATTCATACCAAATCCAAATCTTCCTGAAAACGCAATAGTAAAAGGTATCGGAATCAATACGATTATAAATAATAATGCAAGCAATTATATGAAGGTTGATTATAAAAACAACATCAATTATACTCAGGATACAACAACCAAAGATATCATATTAGATTACTCAAAAATCAGTTTTGCGAGAACCCAGCAAGATAACCAAGAGTATTTGAGATTCCAAAAACAAATTTATGAAAGCAATCCCGATAAAGCCCAGGAGTACAATAACGCTTTAAAAGAATCAATCACATTCAATAAAAATCATCAAAGGAATGTTGGTGATGATTTTGTTTTAATTGATGGAAATTATTGGACGGAATTTGATTTCAAAAACGATTTCAATATATCATTAAGAGATGTGTCAAAAATAGAATTAATATGTGATGGATATAATAATTCTTTTGATACCATAGGTTCTGTTGAATTATTCACAGCAACCCAAGGCTTTGGAAGTAAAGACATAAACATTCCAAGGGGATATTTTGAAATACATATGCCATTGAACATACAAACCAATAATCTCTTAAGCAATATATTATGCAGAATAAAAATCGATACCAAAGATAGTAATGTGAAAATATCAAATTTAAAATTAAAAGTGACCTTCAATAATAAACAGGAATTACGTTCAAAATTATCATATTCAAAAGAAAAACAATTTGTAACAATCAATAACATCAATCAATATTTCTTGTTAGATAATGTTGAAATGGATGCTCGGTATTGTAATACGGGAATCTTATTAAACTTTGATTTTGGATCAATAAAGAAGGGACAGATTATTAATATTTATAAAATTGATATTGATATAATATATCAAAGACAACATTCAGAATTATTAATTGATAAAATTGATAAAACAAATCTTGTTATAAATGGTAAACCAACTTCCTCAACGATTTACAACACACTTGTATATAATGAGGCGACAAATGTTGAACAGCCAAAATATACTGATATAGTGAATAATAAGCCATATGATGGAATTAAACTTACAAATACTGTATACCAAAGTTTTGAAGCGAATGACCCAGACATAACAAGCTTGACACTATACCCAAACGGATTTTTTGGAAATCCTGACAATACTTTGAAGATAAGTTTAATGGATGACTATGGAGGATCACCGAACAAGGAGTTAAAGACAATTTATGTTAACGCCTGGAAAAGCGGAATGAAAACAATGAATTATTCCTTTAATTATGATAAATTAGAACAGGATAAAACATATTGGATTAAAATTAAATCCTTAACTCAAGATAAAAACAATTATTATAAATTGAAAGGAACTCCAACCAACAATGGCAATTTTAAAATGTGTGTGGAGGATGGCGAAGACCTGACACATATCACATCTAATTTAAGATTCTCCCTGCAGAAAGATAATAATTATATCAATTACACTCATTTCCCAATAGCTCATTTAGGGGGGGAATTAGATATAGAGAACCCTTATATATTATTAAAAATAAATAATGAGATAGGGGAGATTTCCAAATTAAATATCTATACGGAAGAATGAATATGAATAAAAAAGACATTAACATAGGTTCAATTGATATTACATTAAAAGAAGTTATTGAAAAAAGAAAAGACAACAACGAGGATGATGAAAATGACTAGTCAATGTATTTGTAGAGCTGGAAAAGAATATGCTTTGAAAAAAATGTTTCTTGAAGACGATGCTATCTTTGGGTATCTTGCCTTAGGGTATTCAAATGACATTATCGGACAAGATGCGAAGACGGGTAAACTGATAAACTTTGAAGAGATTGAAAACAAAGATAATTATTCAAGAGCCCCATTGGAAAGTAATAGCACTACCATTACAGCCATCAGCGACAGCAAGGTTCAAATAGAGGTCACAGCCACTTTTGATACCGATAATATTAATGTATCAGAGGATAATGCTGTTGAGATCAATCAATTCGCAATCTGTGATAGACAAAACCAAGATGAAACAGAAACAATCTATTTTGGAGCAAGCAGCTGTACACCATATGCAAAATCTAATCAAAACGCATTAACTTTTGTAATAAATCTTACATTATAAGGTGATTAAATGAATTTTTACAGCCGTGTAATAGGAGATATACGTCCTGGCCACTTAGCAAGATCAAGCGACGTCAATATGATACAGACACATATCGAAGATATGTCAAAGCTTATGTGGAATAAACTTCAGGAAAATGATCCTTTTATTGTAGGAAGCGACGAATATGCATTCTTACTTACTCCAGCCACAAAAAGAGGCAAAAGATATGTTGATACAATGAATATCACAAATGAAGTCGAATGGCTTTCATTTAACAAACATACTCTGAAACAGCCTATACATAAAACAAAAAGTTCATGTTATTCTATCATGCTGAACATCAGAAACGCTGATGTTGAAGATAGAGAAGTTCATCTTGAATTAAAAAGAGCTGATGGAAGAACAATTCCCGATTCTCGTAAAAAGATAACAATATCAAAAGAAACCCCAAACGGGGAATGGTATGAAGTAATATTCAATATTGGACATTTAGCTGTGGCCCATGGAAGAGATCCTGAACAGATAGAAGTATTAGGAGACATGCACTTACAGCCAAATACAGATGATTTCTATATTGATAACCAACCAATAGATAAAGCTCTTGGAATAAAGGGTAATAGTACCGGAACACCAAGCATATATCTTGTGATAAACGCTCTGGGATTATCATTAGATGATAACCTGTTCGCCGTGGAGGTTGATAAATCCGGAGGATATCCTTATGGAAAACTCGCTACAAAAGGAATCGGAACACCTGATTCAGAATATCAGGATACCATATACAGCTTGATGTTCAAGGACATATATGCAAACAATCCAACTTATTTATGTGAATTTGGAGAAGCCGTAATAGATGGAGACCTTGTTCAACTAAACGATACCCATATCAGCATAGATGGAGCAAGCACATATGGAGACACAAAAACATATGTCACAATGGATAAAGATGGTTTTCTGAATGGATACACTTCTCCCGCATATACAAATATTGATGATGTTGAAATCCCGATGGATGTTATGCCAAACCAGTTATTGATTGGTATAATAACAACATACATGAACGATGTCAAATCCCCAAAGATAGAGCAGGATGACACCAACTTAATAACAAGGATGAGGTCTCATCATGAAAGACTGCGCAGACTTGAGAAGGAGATAAAATATCAAAGAGATATCACAATCCCACCACGAATGAAGTATGTTCTTTCAGGATTAGATATCATCACCGATAACCTCAAGGACATATCAGTCACATCAGGGGATGACTTATGGAAGATTGAAGACAGCGTTATTGAACCAAACAACACATTCCTAACTACGGATGAATTTGGAAATCCTGTTATCAAATCAACACAAGCAACTGTGATAAACATCCCAGCTACTTTCAAGGGTTCTCAAACAACAAACAACAAAACAGGTGAAGACTTGGGAAAAGTCATTGCGAACTCCAATAATGTTAACATTGATACAACGGAAGGAATCGTTCAATTATCAACAAAAACCGTTAAATCAACAAAAGACAAAAAAGAAACAAGCAATATCAAATATTCCACAGGTGTTACCAAAAAAGAATCAAAGGATACATTGAATATCTGGGACGATTATAAGGCAAACAGACATAAAGGAACAATCGACAAAGATGACAAGATTACAAGGAAATTCACAGTCGATAAAGACAAGGTTGGCAGAAACGCTTGGTCCAGCGAATTCCCAGCTATGACTTTTTATGTTTCAAAACCATTCACCCTGCATAAATTAACTGTTCCTGTTGTAAGATTTAAAAATTGTTCTCATGTTATATTTGAAATCTGGGAAAGGCAAACTTCAAATAATAAAAAGAATACTGTATGGTTAAAAAGAAAACTCAGGTCAAAAAAATACTCATTGAAACATGCTAAGGTAAAAGATAATATACAAACTTTAAGCGAACCAATCACAATTGATTTAAAAGCCGCTGGAAAGAGTCTGTATTTAGACAAAGCACAATATATTGTACTGGTTCTGCCTGTGCCAAAATCAGGAAAAGGTTCTGTATACATATACACATATAAACCACAAGGCACCAGAGACTTCTTGATCAGATACTATGGAAGTGCCGATGCATCACATTTCCTGCTAAAAGACAGGTATTTTGAAGTTTGGTATGATCCAATACATTTAACAGGTTCGACATCAACAAAACAAACCGAGGTCACAAAAACGGAATATGCAAGAAGTGGGTTCATTGAATCAGGGGAAGTTGTCTGGAATGACAACACAGAAGAACCTATCGCATCAGTATCATATGATATTAATGCGACAACTGATGATGGATGTGGTTATGCCGTTTCTGTCAATGCCGGTAATGGATGGGTCAAGCTTCCAAATGAAAACACGGCCGTGAATATTGTTGGTGGTCAAAACACTTTCAAATGGAGAATAGACTTGACATCCAATGGAGAAGGCACTCCAAAAATCAAATACAACAGTAATCAAAAGTATGCGATTAATTTTACTGTTACAAAACAAGCGCCACACATATCCGGGGATTTCAATAAATTGGAAGATGAGTTCAATGAAGTCATCACAACACAAACGTTATATCCTGGAGACATATTGAATAAATACATAAATGATGATTTCTTTGATGGATCATCAAGATTCTCCAATTACGAATGGCTGCGTTTATGGGCAAGAGATAGTGATTCTCATAAATTGATTTGTGATATTCAGGCATCAGATGTGAGAAGCGTGATGAAATCAGTTAATGGAGGATATGAATGGGTTGATACAATAAACTCCAGAGCTGTAAGACCAAGAACATATACCAAGAATGGAAACAGGTATACAGAAGTGGATATGTATACATTGCATTACGCCGACCTAACACTTGATGACTTCACACGGGATAGTGTTGATTATTCAAATTATGACCCTGATCTTGAATATGATGAGCATAATCTGCGTTTCAAAATAGATACCGATCAGTCATACAATGATGACAACATAGTTCTATATAATAACGATGACATCACATTCATTGTTGAATCACAAGCCACGGCCGATGGTACAACATTCACATATGGAAACGAATCAGTAGATAATATTGATAATGATGGAAATGTTACCTCAACAAATATGAAAGCCCTGAATATTCCGGCCAACTATACTTCAAATGAGAATGAAATCCTTTTGAAATTTACTAATACAAATCGTATTGACTTAAGCAATTATAGTGCGTTAAAATTATCATATGCATTAAACGGAAGTTCAAAAAGCTCAACAATATCCGGCTTGGGATTATATATCAGCCAGAATATTGAAGAAGAAGCACCTACCCTAAATGATGACATTGAACTGTCAACAACAACCCTCCCCGAAGTGATAGATCCTAATGATGATATTGAAAACATCATAGAATCATGGGTCGGAAAAGTATTCAAGGAATCATATCAGGACAGCTATACTGGTGCGACAGGTTACGCATATTATGAATACAAACTCAACGGTGACGGTGTTTATAAGAAACAACAATACCATAATGTAAATTCCTACACATTGTTTAAGCTTCCACCTTTAACCGCGAATAACCAAGTATTAATCCCTATTGACAAATATAATGAAAATTTCCAAAACATTAAAGAAATAGGATTAATAACATTAGTGGGGGATGGAATCGAGTTCAATATTTCAGGAGCAACCAAAACAGATGAAACAAATTCATTAGTAAAAGTTCAAGATTTAAACAATTCTGAAATGACCTATTACGCATATACATCTTCATTAATGAAAGAACCTCCTTTGGTTCAGGTAGGAGATAATGACTTTGTAAGAAAAAGCGATACATCAGATACCCCTGGGGTAGATTACACACCAAACTCATATAATAACAAAATCGTATATTTAGTATCTCAAAACATTACACACTTCAAATATGTTGATGCGGGATTATATGAAAACGAAGTCAAACAAGATGTAAGAATATATATCGCAACAAACTATACATATTTCAACACACCAGAAGTCTTTGGCGAAGACAAATATTACAAGTTCAGAGATAACAATCAAGATAGATATATTCCTTATCATAATAATAACGATGCGAATAATGACTCAACCAATCCAAAACTAATCACATCATACAATCCAAACAGTTCAACAAACAATAGAGATATAATATTAACAAATGTCACATATGATAATAAAACATATTATATTTATCCAGCTGATTTATACGATGCGGTTCTGATTAACGCAGATTGGGAATCCCCAGCAGATGGATTAACATTAAGCGGGAACAATTGGAATTTAGTGATCAAACAAATCAAAAGCGTTGCTGAAGGATTTAATACAATCTTTGATGGAAGTGAATCCTTTATCCCATATCAAAGTGAATCCAATCGTCCAGATGGAAAATATCTAATGAACAACACATATTTAAGCGATGGAAACAAGATATTCAGATTAAATATTTACCCAGCCAACTTAGCGGACGATGGTGAAATCTTATGTTATTGGACCAACAATTCAATCACCACAGACTTCAATCATTTTGCAATACAAATGATTGCGGATAACTACATTCCAAAGAACGCATTGAAGATTAATTTCTGTTCAGATTTATATGGTAGAAAACCTATAGAATCATTATCCTTGAATGTTCCAACCTTGAATTATATATTCTATGAAGCGACAAAAGAATATAGGGGAACAGGAATATCCAATTTTGTCTGGACTGATCTTGTGGAAAACTCTCAATATGTACAAAACCTGATATCATATGATACAGAGGAAAGCGAATCAGCTGCTAAAGCTCCAACGGAAACAGTAAAAGAAGCGACAAATATTATTGAAGCCTTGGGTCAGAATGTAACAGATACGAAAAAATTGTTATCATATTATACTAATAATAAATTGACCGCTATAAAAATCAATGATACTGTTGTGGGATATGATACTGGGTCCGCATCAAGCACAACGTCCTCAAGTGGTCAGGTTGCAAGCATAAGTTCAACCAAGGTTCTTATGAATGCGATTGATGGTTTCCTCGCTAAATTCTTAAATGATAGAGGCGTAGATGATTTCATGGACTTGCAAACCGCATTTGATGCCTTTAAAGTATATGGATTAAGCCCGATTGGAAAAGCGATTGATACAAATGCAAACTTTGATTTAATCGCTACAAATGATAATAGTTTGTATCCTCGTAAATATGTTGTCAAACAAAGCAAGACTCCAACTGAATTTGTGATTGTTAAGAAGATCAAGAAATCAAGTAATGTTTCTGAGACTTCAAGTTCAAGTGAAACTGTTGACGAAGATAAAGGCAATAGCTCTACTAATGGAGATATGAATATATCAATTTCAAATAAGGGAAATGGATATGTAATCGAAAAAACATATCAGGAAACAATTGTCCAATATACAAAGCAAAAGGAATCCAAATCAAAAGAAGAAACCAATCCAAAAGACACTAATCCAAAAGACACTAATCCAAAAGACACTAATCCAAAAGACACTAATCCAAAAGACACAAGCGGATCAAATAGTTCAAAGAATTCTTATACAAAAACAACTACAAAGAAAACACATAAAGAAACCATAACCATTAGTTATGATATATTGAAGTATTCAGAAAACATGTCATATTCAGAGGGAACAAGTTTCACATTCAGAAACCATAAAGTTAGCGACATAACATTCTGTACTAAAAAATATCAACCTAGGGCTCAGGATAAAATAACAATTGATGAATTATTTACAGACTTTGTTGTCAAGGACGGAGATAAAACAAAAACAACAAAAATTGTAGATAAGGAATTGTTCACAAAAGATTGGGTTCTTGCGAATGATAAGAACAAAGATGATGCGACAAACACAATCTTAGAGAGAACAAGATCCAAAAGCGAATTCGATGATTATGTGAAAAACAAATTATATAATGTTGAAAGACTAGAATATAATGATGAAGATGATGCGTTATGGAGTTATCTTTTCTCATCATACAGAGGTGGTTCAACCATAAATAAACATATAGACTTCACATACCAGGGAAGTGTGAAATCTCAATACGAGGGATTAACTGAAGCCATAGCCATCAAAGTCACATTTTATGAAGACATAATCGAATTAGAGGATGAAAAAGAAACAAACAAGCCTGAACCTAAATTCTCTCAGATCTTTAAGAAAATCAATGATGATGAGACAATAAATTCAATCAGCATATCAACAACCGAAAAATTCAAACCATTCATGGAAAAGATAATGGATGCTAACTTTGAAAATGAGAGACGGCTGGGATTAGGTGGAAAAAGTGTCTTAACAATATTCATTGATGATATTGTTCTTCATGAAGCCGAACATATACCGTTATTCCATCCGAATGTAAGGTTGAAATTATATTCAGAACCATTAAGCAGTAGTGTCGCGAATAGTACAAACAAACCAAGCATCCGCAAATTTGGAGCGGTAATAGAATATAGGTGATCAATATGGGGATAGAAATTGAAGCTCAGACCGATAGTCAGGTCAAGAACATCAGAGCCAGACAAGAAATGAAACAGCAAATCAAAGTGTTGAAAAAAGAATCAGCTTCAATATCTACTATCTCACCTGAAATAAGTGAGATAAAGGATATTGTTCAAACAAATCTTGAATCGCAAACAAATCTGGATGATATTCAAGAGAATATCGAAGAAAGATTGAATGAGCAAGACGCGAAATTAGATAAAATCTTAAGACTTTTAGGAGAGTAATATAAATTATTCACGATACATTATCAGATAATTTATTATATGCTGTTAAACAACAATTAGATAAATGTAAAGATATTGAAGAAATCCCTGTAAATATATTTTTAAAAACAGGAGAAATCTACCCACTATCCTTTATTGTTTATGAAACAGATAATTATCTAAATATTGTATCCACCACAACAGATGGAATGGAAAAAATATGCATTCTGAATAAGGAATGCATATCATCCATTGAAATGTGTTATTTAAATGATATATTATTTGAGCAAAAAGAAGAAGAACAAGACAATATGTTTCATTGATAATTATGAAAAAAAGCAGTAAAGATAATGAGTTCATCCTTATATATGCAAAGCAATGTGTTGATTGCGCATTGGATGGGGATGAAAGATGCGAATTAAATGTTAAATTTAATGAATGCATCACTCCATTAAAATATATTGAAAAAGAAAAAGATGAATATTATTAATCATAGATTCAATATAATTAATAATATATTATTAAAAATAATTTTATAATAATATGATGTACATCATATTATTCTTTTTTTATAATTTATGCCTATATCTATCTTTGAATTCCTGTAGTTTACCATTGTTGAAGCCCCCTCCATTCTTAGATGCTACAGGTTGATAATAACCAGTAATACGGGACATAACCAACAGGTCATCGCTGCCACATCTTGGACAGGTTTCTCCCAAGAGATTTAATTGAATTGTTGTATGACAATTCCTGCAGTATGTGTAATCATTGGTGAACGCCCAGAATTTAATATTTGTTTTAGCTATTTTTTTATTCAAAGAGTAAAGAGCCTCAGGATCAGGATATGCCTCACCCAGCCATAAATGGCAGATGTTTCCTGCAACCGCATACTTATGAAATACATCAGCATTCTTAATATGTTCAACCAGATCAGCTTCGCTGTTAACATCAATGTGACTACTGTTTGTTAAATAGTAACTGCCCTTAACACCTTGGACACATGCTGTATCAGGATATTTTTTCATATTGATTTCAGCAAATCTATGAGCTGTTGATTCAGCCGGACTAAAGAATAAACTCCATCTTAAACCATCAGCCTCTTTATATTGATTTAATTTATTAGTCATGTATTTGACAATATCTTCTCCAAGATCCACACCATCGATGATGTCTTCTCCTGATAATTCAAGAACACATTCGTTTAAACCACATAAGCCTATGCTGAATGAACATCTTTCGATATCATATAACTGTTCTCCTGTGATCTTATCTTTCTGAAGAAGGAAGTCTGACATGTGTTTGGTGTATAATATGTCTTCAATATTTGCTTTTCTATCCATTAAGGCTGCCTTACTTACATCCATATAATATCCTAATTTTTCATAAAACTCTTCAAGATTGCTGCTCTCTAATGCTATTAATGGAAGATTTATTGTTGTGTAATGGAAGTTTCCAACATTCAGACAATCTTTTGCATAATCACCGGTGAATGTCTGAGGCATACGTGTTCTGCAGCCCATTGTCACGGCGTTTTCTGTATATTTATCGTTTACATTAGAGAAATAGATTGTCGGATTTTCGGCTAATAATTCATGAACCATTTTAACTTCTTCATTGTATTCGTCGAGAGTTCCTTCTCTAATCATGAAAATGTTGTTTGGGAATGTGTGGTATCTTCCATTGGCATCTTTTTCTTTTAAGACTTCTATTATAGCTCTGAATATTAGATGGGCTTCTTCCTCGTAATCTCCGTAAACACCTTGAATTACTCCTCCTGGAGCCACGGCAGGTTCGTTTTTTAAAAATTCGGGAACACCAAATTCAAGATTGACACTACTGAAGATTGTCTGACCACCCCTTGCTATTAAAGCGCAATTGCTGTTGAACCAATAGTTCTGCATTGCTTGTTTAATTTCCTTATAGGTTCTGCCCTTCGCATAAGGGGCCAGATAAACATTGAAGCTGCTGAATGACTGGCCACCACTAAGGAATAATGCTCCCGCCATCATGAACTCCAGCATATGATTTAATAAGACTTCCAAACTTTTGGCGGGGTTTGTTGTGCTTCCATATTCACCATTATCATCAAATTTCATACCATTGCGGGCAATGAAAGGAATTGACCAGTTAGCACAATTTGGGCGAGTGTTCCAATATTCTAAGTCATGCAAGTGTATGTATCCCTGTTCATAAGCTTCGGAACAAATTTTCGGCATACTTAATAAAGCATATTCCTTCATTGATCTGTCAGCCGCATATTTGGTTATCATTTCAGGAGAATAGAAGATATTGGCGTTATCCCTATTCCCATTTTCAAGCAAATCTTCAAAGTCTGAAACGGACATTCCGAGTTTTCTTGTCTTCTTTTCTTCTTCGATATAACCTTTGTGTATTAATTGTTGTGTAATCAGAGAACGAATCACAGATGTTGAGACAACATCATCTGGGCCATATTGATTCTTCAATAAGTATGTGATATTGTTTTGAATCTTTTCCGCTTCAGCCTTGTCAAAGTCGGGGATTTCTAACATGATTTTTTGCACAATACGTTTTGGTTTATATTCTGAAATTTCACTATATTTATTTACTACTTGCATAAAAATACCTCATATATCAATAAATTTTAGTATTATTTAGATAATTTTTACAAAAATATTTTAAATTTCATAATATTTAAAATTTAATTATGGAAGTTTAAAATGAATTTCATTGAAAAAATTTGTCACCTTAAACTCTGATGGAATATCCTCCGGATATAACTCAATGGATAAAACACCATCTTTCATGACCATTGACTTTAATCGACAATCAAGATCTTCACAGATCTCCTGAGCTAAATCATAACAATCATTGAAACACCCTGATGGTAAATAATAATCTGTTATATCAAAGTCTCTAAAATTCTGAACATTATTTCTTTCCCTTGGTTCTTCCTTAGGTTTAAGTTCATCAAATTGAGGCACTTTGATCTTCATTATAATCACCATCATATAAGACTCCATCATCATCTGTTTTATAGAAAACAGCCTGGACAACTCTTTCATATTTAGAGATAACCATATCATTCATGCATTTAAAACCAACAATAATGTGTCCATGGAAACCTTTATCTCCCACGGATGATATTATTTGCCCTCCTCCCCTCATAAGGGTGGATCTTATATAAAATAATGTAATGCAATCATCTAATAATTCATGATAACCCAGATCCCACAAATAATAATGTCCTTTTTTAAAATAGAAAATATTATCATCTGGGATGCATTGTTTCACCTGAGGGAGTTTTTTCCTATTATCAACTATTCCTGTTAGGTGTGACTCATCATCGATAACCTGTACATCATGTAAACGATAGTCAATCCCGTTTGATGTAAACATGTCTTCGTCATAAGTTTCGCCGTATCTTTTTTGCAATTCCTGTTTTCCTAAAATCATTGTAATGTCTCCTGTGTCAAATAAACTATATTAACGCTCTGATTAAATAAAGATATAAAATATTTATCTTCTTCCTTGTAAACATCTGGGAGTAACCCCAGCCTAAGAAATTCATTAGGATTATAACCATCCAAAGTATCAACTTCTAAAAAATACATTTCGCTTGGTTCTAACGCAAACAAATTATCCATTTTCTTATTATCCAAGACACGCGTTATTGTGCTCATCTTTTCAAGCTTGGGTCTGCGTATCTGATTTCTATCTATCATATAAATATCATCATAATCCTTCAACATATGATAAAAGGTTTTAATAAACATAAAAATCTCCTAATTCTTCTTTCTTGTTTAAACGTTTCCAATTGAAATATAACTCTTTCAGGAATTGTTTCACAACAACTCTCTTAGCCATATTGTGAATATGTTCCTTAGTTCTCTGAGGATGTTTTTCTAATAAATCCTCATAAGCCTGTTCATAGACAAACATATATAAAACATTTTTTTGAGATAAATCGTATGAAATCTTTAAAAGAAGATTATGGATTCTTTTATTATAATTTCTGCGACTTTTAGGAACAAAACCCGTATAGGCTAACAAATTATTAAATTTTGGAAATCTCTCAATATCTTTAATGAGACATATCAATGATGCTGCATCATATATAGTTAAGCCTTCGACATGTTTTAGAAATTGAGTGTAAATAGGAATAAGATTTAAAACTCTTTCAATTTCTTTTGTGAGAAAACTCAAAGGGATATTGAGTTGGTTGATCACATTATCGTAAAGAAAGTTTCTTACATGAACATCTGAAAAACGCTGATTTTTAA